AATTGCATATGACGGGGGTATCAAAATTTTTGCATTATATTTTTGTAGGAAAATTTTTTCAATTTTTTAAGTAGGATTTGAACGAAATCGGGAACAAAAATTGAAATTCTGTGTAACCGATTTTTGGATTTCAAAATTGCATATGACGGGGGTATCAAAATTTTTGCATTATATTTTTGTAGGAAAATTTTTTCAATTTTTTAAGTAGGATTTGAACGAAATCTGAAACGGATTTTGAAAATTGTCAAAATTAAAATTGCGAATATAAAAAGTTAACCCACGGGGGTAAAGAAAAACTTTACCTATATTCCGTGGGTTTTAAATTAGTTTATAAAAATAATCGGTTTATCGTCATCAAAAAGATTACTAACAACTTCCTGTCCTTTATCCACTAAGTAACAAGGAACTTTCTGGAATCGTCTAAGACCTTTGATGATTTCATATTTGTTGTTAATTCTATATATAGTTCCTGCGAAATTGCCTTTATCAACAGGAATATAAGATTGCGTATCTAATGGAGCTGATACAGGTTCGCCAAGTTCCTTAAGCTCTATAATGTCTACTGCTTCAATCTTACATAAATCACCATACTCGCCTAATGATGGATATACCGGTGGGTTTAGTAACGCATTGTATATATCATCTATGTCACTATCATCAGCTTTGATGTATATAGTTGTGTATAAATCAACTAACATCAAATGATATTTAACTGTATTAACCCATCCGGTGTGGCTTCCGTCTGTATAATCTGTTATAATATCCCAACGCTTAAGCATTTCATCGCTAACCTTGTTAAAACGCTTGCCGCCGTGCCATTCTTTCTGTGTTTTAGTGTTGTAAACACCTTTGCCAGTAACAAAATAATCTAATTTATGATACTTTTTCCATTGACACATTGAATGAATAAATCCATTAACTGTGCTGAACGGCGGTAAAGGATAGCAATCCGCACCTCTTGGCGCTGATGGATTGTTAAATCTAGCCATTTCTTGATACATTTTCAACCTAATAACTCTCATAACAAAACCTCCAAAATAAAATAAGTTGCACCTATACAAAAAATGTATCAATGCAACTTTCCACTATGGTTCTATTAAGGTAAAATGATATAATAGTTATCTATTGTTTACATCTATTAAATAATAGCATTTTTAAGCATTGCTGTCAATACAGCATTTTTCTGTATAAATCAACGCTTTACTTGAATACCGGCATTGACTAAGTTCATATATCAACAATTCCTTAGTCATAGTCGGATTAGTTTTTTGAATTATCTTTAACAGTTCATCAATACTCATCATCCCACTCTCCTAACTGCTCCAAGCACCATATCAACAATGTCAAATACTTCATCTCCATAAGTTGCTACAAAATCACACAATATCTCTTCCTGCTCGATAGGTAAGTAAACATCATAGGACATACAGATTGCGTGGCATACTTCGTGTATCAGCACTTTGCGTTGCATAAATCCACGCAAGGCATTTGACAGATAAATTGTATGCGTATTTCTATCTGTTACGCCTAGCACAGAAACATTGTCTGACCGCTTTAATTCACCCGAATTTGAATTTTTATATTGTACTTGCCACATTGTGCCATTAATGTTAAAAACCATCTGCATGCTCCTTTCTGAATAAAACAGGCTATGAATATTGCTACTCATAGCCCTTAAAATCATATCTTAGATACAAGAGTGCTTAACTTTGTTCTAAGCAAATTCTTCTCTTCTGCCGACATATCAGCTACCATACCTGTAATATCGCTTGCAAGTTCCTTAGTGTAGCTGTCAAGCGACTTCATCTTGTGTTCCTTATCTTCTGGTGTATTAGCCTTGTGCATTTCCTTAGTTTCTGTGTAGTTTCTCTTTGCTCTGTCGTAATTGCTTTCAGACATTGGCTCTGTATAATACATCTTGCCATAATCTCTATCCATATCTCTCATATGCTCTGCTTCTGGGTACATGTGCATATAAGGTGGTTCTTCATATCCTCTACGATATGTTCCCTTGCCTTTAGGGGCAAATCTGCCATTTGCATAGCGATATTGGTCGTAATATCTTCTGCCACTTTCTTCGCCATATTCTGCCTTAAGACTTCTTAGGAGTTCTTTGTCGTACTCTTCTTCCTCTTCATCAGCCTTTTTCATAGCCTTGGAAATTATTGAATGATACTCAGCTTCTGCAAGGTCTTTTATCATATCTACGACCTGTCCCATCTCGGAAGTGTCAACATTCTCAACGCCCTTTTCAAGCTCGTTGACAGCTTTCTCTGTAAGACACTCCTGCATTTTGTGTATTCTTTCAACGTGCATACTCTCGCCCCCTAACCAATTCGATTTACTGTGATGTTAGCATTTGCAACACTGATAGCCTGTGCAGATGTATTCTTGACAGAAATTGCCTGACAGCATCCGCAAGGAAGCCATACATCTGTTGCCATAGACACATTGTTAAATGATTCTGTGGCTGTCGGTGTTGAAATTGCAAGTGTTGATAAATCCGGCTCGCCCTCTATTGCAATTGCAAGTGATATAGCTCCTGCCGTACCACCATCGGGAACGGCAATATTGCCATTAAATTCTACTCTGTACTTTGCTTTACAAGTATTGGTAGCGCCTTTAAGGTTAATTAATCCGCTCCCTGTTCTGTGCGAAATATATCCTTTATTGCATACAGATGTTGGCGCATCTGTAAATAATACATTCCCATTTACTGCAACTGTCTGTGTTGCAATGCTTGAAAATTCAGCCATTTTTATTACCTCTCTTTCATAAAATAAAAAACCACCAACCGATATTAGTTGATGGTTTCTAAATTTGATTATGCACAATAACTCATAGCATATTTCTTGACGATATTTTCAAAAATAGCTTTAAGTTGTGGTTTTTCAAAGATAATAGCAATTTTTGTTGTCTCATTCTTAATTGCTGTTTTGGTATTGCCCGCTTTCTCCATGCGCTTTTTCTTATTGTCCTGCAATCTCTTTAAGCTACAATGTGCAGTGGTTTCCAATTCTCCGTAGAGTTGATTGTAAAGTATCTGATAGTCAATTTTGCTCTTGATTGAAATTTCACGCACCCTTGCATTGATTTCAGCTTTCCAATCTCCGATAGGCTGTGTAAATATCTCTTTCATATTGTCAACAGTCTGCTCAACTTTATTTATCTGCTCCGCCTGTCGTTTCTGTTCAAGTTGTTGCTGTGCTACTGACTGAAAGATTGTGTTGAACATTTTAAGCTCGGGTGACAATTGGGATATATCAATAGCTTTTTGCTTTACTCTTTCCTCTACAGTTGTAAAATATTCCCTTGCCTGTTCCGCTTTCTCTGAATTACCTTTAACAGATAACTTCTTGGCAAAATGAGCAGTGAGCTTGTAATCTACCGCTTTGTTACCCTCGACATCAATGTCGAACCCCCAATAATCCTCATTTTCTGTAGCAAACTCATTATCTGTAATATTAGTTTTTGCCCACCTTGAAAACTGCCCTTGTGCCAGCCCTAAAAAGTCATACAACTTTCTAGCTGTTGTCATACCCTCGCTATCAATGTTAAGTGCAACTTCAATAGGTGTTCTCATATCTATTACATTGTTAATCGCATTCATTATGCCACACCGCCTCTCTCTGCCATTAAGTGTTTCAGCAACAGTTTCTCCATATCGCCTGTCATTGTCTTTACTCCCTCCGTTGCGGTCGGATTTTCGTCTAATAACTTACCATATACAAAACAGTTCAGATAGTTTAGTGTGCTATAATCTCCTGTTTCCAATAGATTGTCTACCATATTGCAGATGTTGTCGTGTACTCCATTCAGAAAATACCAATGCTTATCTATAGACTTCTGATACACCTTTTCGGCATACTTCCTTATTTCCTCTAGCTCAATGCTCGTTGGCATACGGTCTAATATCTTGATAATGTCATCCTTGACTTTTAATGTGTCATACTCACATCTAAGGCCATCTAGCTCCCTTTTAAGCTCTGCCTTTGTCATTTCATCAATACTCTTGCGTTCTAATTCCATAATATCTTATCCTTTCAAAAAATACTTGATTTTCCGAAAGAAACTGATAGAATAGATTTATCAATCTCTTTCGGATTGGTGCTTTTAAAGTGTTGTGTTCGTTGGTAGCGGTGCAACACTTTATTTTTTTTGACTTCTTATCTTTTCAATGCCAATTCTGATTAGTTCTAGTATTGAATAACCACTTTCAGAAGAAAAGTCCATAATTTCTTTTTTCTCTTGTTTTGTTACTCTTACATAAATCCTATCATTCATTGGATTTTCAGATTTAGGTCTGCCTGTGCGTGGAGACATTTTAAACACCTCACTTTCTGTCCGCACATTTAATATATAATAGTACGCACAAAAAGTCAACCCCAAAATTCAAGTTTTTTAGAAAAATCAAATCTACAAATCATCAACTAATATTCGGTTTTCAATGTGCAAAAGGGCAAACATTATAGTCTGCCCTTTATCTTCCCGACATTTGTGTCGGTAACATCAAGTAATACTGCTTAGCAGACATAATCTCGACTAACTCTCGACTAAACTTAGACTAAGCCTCGACTAAAAATGGTTTTTAATCGGTTTAGATTGAGTTAACTCAATTAAGATACTCAATTATTCAGTTTTAGCATCCGCAACCTGTATTACATCCGCATCCGTTATAAGCATATCCATAAAGGTTGCTTGCCGGGAATGATGGTACCGGTGTAGGTCTTACTGCGTCAATAATCTGATTTGTCTGTGCTGCCATTGTAGTAGTCAGAAGTGCGTTCTGTCTATCCTGTGAAGCTGCTCTTCTCAAATCGTTATTCTCTGCCTGTAAGGTTGCAATCTTGTCGTTTGTCAGGAAGTCAAGAATGGCCCTCGTTCCCGCCTGCTGGCTGTCAATAATATCTCTTGTATTATTGTTCATTGTGTTCTGTAAAGCACAAGTGTTAGTAGCCATGTTGTAGTTTACGCCTTGAATAGCTTCTCTTGTCTCACAGCAACAGTTAGCAAGCTGTGCCTGTAATGCGTTTGTATTCTGCATATTAGCGACTGTATCAGCGTTAATAGCTTGCTGGATACCGAATCCGGTCTGCATGATATTTGTGTTAATACCATTGAAACCTGTGAGCATACTATTGTTCATAGCATAGAAGCCGTCACAAAGTCCGTTAGAAATGCCATCTAACTTGCTGATAACTGCCTGATTGTCAAAACCTCTTTGTATAGCTGAATCAGTGTAGCCTGCGCCGTTGCCATTTCCACCGAAACCGCCCCAGCCGTTATTGCCCCAGCCAAAGATTAAGAGAATTACAATCCACCATGCACCATCGCCCCACATACCATCGTTATTACGATTATTGCCTGTTACTGCGGCAATATCTGCGAGACTAACTCCGTTTGAATTAAACATCTTGTTTACCTCCATTTATTTTATTAACAAATGGGATAACCGGTCATTATGTGCGCACAACCCAAAATGTCCTAATTCATCATACCCTTAATATCATTAAGGTTTATTCCTTGTGTATTCATAAAATTACTTAAAATTTGCTCTGCGCCTTGCGTGTTTCCACTGTTTATCTGATTAAGCAAGTTTTTTGCCATAGGATTTCCACGCTGTGCCGACTGTTGTAAACAATTCATTGCCATTTGCTGTGGATTCCGAATTGACTTAAGTTGATTTATAGTTTGAATTAACTGCTGATTCATTCTTCATCACCGCCCTTACTTTGAGTTCTTGATGTTTTTCTCTGTGTTCCTAAAGATTTATCAAATCTATTTTCCAACTGCCCTATTTTCTCCGATAATTTCTCAAACTTATTCAGAAATAGCTGTGTGCTTTCGTCTGATAGGGTAAATTTAGCGTTTTCTGTATTAGCCATAGAATTCACTGTCTGATTATCTTTAGGGGCTGTATAAGGCTTATACACAACCGTCTTAATTGTTCCGTCAGCATTCCAACCCTTAACATAAATTTCCGACATATCCTGCTTAGGGAAAAATGCCATTGAGCCATCCATAGGCACTTCATTTGCATTAATATTTTCAACCGTCTGTACTATTCTTCCGTTAATGCCTGCTATCTGTTGTGGCATAACCTGTTGATTTGCTAAGGACATTTGTGTCCCTGCCACTGGCTGCTGTAAGCTCTGCTGATAATTTTGTAAAAAGTTCATTCTATCCATATATGGATTTTGAGATTGCATATAAGAATTATTCATCATAGGCATTGCTTGATAAGGATTGTTCATTGTCTGCCTCCTCTAAAACTTCCTCGATTGCGTGGATAACAAGAGATAATGTCACTAAGTCAAGTTTCTGCAATTCTTCTTTGCTTAAGATTTTTTCTCTAACTTCATCAGAAAACATTCGCATTACCTCTCTTTCTGATTATATTTTTGCATAAAAAAAGAGAAGAACATTATCAAGTTCTTCTCATATTTATGTCATACATCAAGGCTTTATTTAGTTTTAATTTACTACACACTTTTAATCCTGTCACTACACACTTACTACACACTTTTGCTATTGAAATACATAGAAATATGTGGAAATTGATAATCAGTCCAATGCCACTTAAAAACCCTTAAATACCGCATTTATCGTGCTTTTTGTTAAGTTCATAAGGAGTTGTCTGATATACGTAATAAGTTTTCCAAGTTAAATATATTATACATCTTAAACCCCCTTATTTTGTGGTTTTTTCAGTTTTAATGTGTGTAGTACTACACACTTACTACACAGCACTTTTCTTAAAATCAACAATGTTGTTCTTATCTTTCACGATTCTTTCAATATCTACTGCCGCTCTTTCTTCTGTTACATGTGTATATAAATCCATTGTCATTTTAAGAGTTGCATGACCTAAATATGATTGAACAACTTTTGCCTGCACACCTGCTTCAAAACATCTTGTAGCAAAAGTATGTCTTAAAGTATGTCCGCTAAACACAGGAAATTCATCATCAAAACTTCTTGCAAGATTTATCTGCTTAACAATAGCTTTAATTGAATCTGAATAAATCTGCGAATTGAGAGGCGTGTTATAACTTGTCACAAACAAATAATTGTTCTGCTCTTTAGGTCTTTTGCACTTTACAATATCCTTTAATTCGAACTGCTTTTCAAGATATTTAATGCATTCGCTGTTAATAGGTACTTGTCTATAACTCTGTTTGGTTTTAGGCGGCTCAATGTGAAAAGTTTTGCACTTATCATCAAGGTATTTTTGATACACAAGTGTCTTATTAACATCAATATACCCCTCATCTAAGTGTATATCATTAGGTGTAAGTGCAAACAGTTCTCCTGGGCGCAAGCCTGTATTAACTGCCACATTATACAAATTATCGTAAAATGTCCCTTTACTTGCTTCTAAAAACTCTATCTGTTGTTTTGCTGTTAGTGTGAAAGCTTTAAGTTCTTTATCAGCCCTAAGCTTTACACCTTTTGCTGGATTTTTAATCATTAAGTCATCTTCTATTGCTCTACTGAACATATCATTAAGTATAACCTTAATCTTGTTCTGCCGTTCATATTTATAATTGTCATCAGCTATTTTATCAATTAGTGTTTGAATATCTGATTTAACAAAGGAATTTATGTTGCGATTTCCTAAAAAAGGTGATATATTTTTATTGTATATGTGAGTGTATTCCCTAAGGGTATTAGGGCGTACACTTTTCTTTTTGTACACTTCTATCCAACGATTAAACCAATCGTCCAGCTTAATATCATCTCTAATGCTTGTAAATTGAATATTTTCTGCTATTGCAACAGCCAATTCTTTTTTAACTTCTGATAACTTTGTGCCATAAATATATTTAATCTTATTAAATCTATCTTTATATCTCCCTTGATACACACCGTCCTTTCGCTGCGACAATCCTACACCTAGTTCTTTACCTTTTAAATCTTTTCCCATTCAAAAGCTCCTTTCTTTTGAAAAAAGCCTTGATATAGACAACCACATATTACTACATCAAGGCATATATTTCAATATATCTCTATATTTCGTTACTTTTTTCTATATAGCGCTCAAACTCCTTGCGCTTAACAAGCCTCTTATTCCCAACTCTTAAAACAAATGGACAGCTAATTTCATTAAGCATACTGCTGATTCTATTAATTCCGATATTGCTATATTCGGACGCTTCTTCAACTGTTAATGTAACTTTTTCCCATATAGGAATTGTTTTAACCATGTCATCAGTCCTTTCTATCTTGATTTTTATATCCTTAACTCTTCTTGAAATTGTTGCTTTGGATAACATAAGTCTTTGACTAACCTGTTCTAAGCTCATATTACCCACAAGCAACTTGAAAATTCTTAGTTCCTCTTCTGTGAAATTGGCATTTTCAATTATTTCATCAAGTTCCGGCTTAGTCAGTTCTGAAAACTTCATAAGCCTATCTCCTTATTTAAACTTAATATGTTCTATTCCTGTTTCTTCGTATAACTGATTAACAAGCTCTTCCGCTGTGAATAATCCGTCATTATAGTTATCTATAAGTACTTTAAGTTCTCTCTGTACTTTTGTTAATCTCTGCTGTCCGAAACCGAACTTATCGTGTAGCACCCACATAATTAATATTAATGCTGATTCAAAATTTTTCTTCTGCTGTTCATTGCTAATTCTATTCATCTGAACACGTAACATTTGCTCCTTAAACTTTTTCTGTTCTGCCTTACTCATATTTTCACTTCTTTCTTAGAAATTGATTGTCGTATCGCCAGTAGTGCTTGCTATTATCATTCTTAAGTCTTTTACCCCTTTCATAGTCTGTCTGCCAGCATTTCTGACACAATTGCCCTTGCGGTCTGTCAATAGGTTCTCCACAACGATAGCATAAGTGATTTTCTTTGCGATATTCTTTTATATTCTGCCTATTTTCAGTTCTTTTTCTGTGGATAGCATTATCTTTACTCTGACATATAAAACACTTTGCTTTACCCTTAACAGCTTTAGCCTTGCCACATCTAACACATATGCCAGCTTTTCTACGTTCAGCATATAAGTTTTTTGAATATTGTTTAAATGCTTCATTGTTTTTTCTTCGCTTATCATCACTTAATGGGTGATTAGCTCTATATTCAGCTTTGTTAGCCAAACATTCCGGACATATCTTTTCATCACCCACAAGTTTATTTTTGCGACATTCCGGGCAAATTTTAAACTGCCTGCAAAGTTCTCTAGTTTCTCTACTGTAAGTCGTTTGCTTCTCCCTACATTCTTCACAATAAAAGCCTTTTCTATCAAGCGGCTTGCCGCATTTAGGGCACAATCCATTCTCTCGGCGGTAATTATATAATTTCTTCTGCGGACTAATTGGCGTTGTCTCCATTGAAAATCAACCTCTCATTCTGTCAATTCTATCTTGTATCTCTTTGGGTACTTCGATATATTCTTCTGTGCTTGTATTTTGACCGATAAGGGCATTTTCTTTAATTTGTAATGTATTCATATCTCTTTGGAATTTTTGCTCGATTTGAGCCTTATACGAATTTGCATTCGTCTTTTCGATAAGTGATTTAATGTCGTCTGGCATACGATTTATTTCATTCGCACGCTTAACAACTGTTTCGTAAGTTCTTAAGAAATTCGATTGTATTACTGTTTCAATCGTCTGATAATCTGATGTCGCCCAGTTTTTAAGGTTATCTGGCATACCAACCGCTTGTCTGACTAATGGTGGCAGCTTGTTAAATTCTTCAACCGCCCCATATGTGCCATTCCTTAATGCTTTACTGACTAATCCCCAAGCCGTCATTCCATCAAGTTCCTGCGGTTGTGATATAATCTGTATTTTACCTATCAACTGTCCTATGCTCGGTGCAAATCCGCTTATATCGGAGTTGATGTATGCTTTAAGTGCGACTGACACTTGTTCATAACTGTAATTTTCCAACATCATATTCCACACATCTACTGTTTCTGATAGGTTGTTAGGTTTGTAGTTAGGGTAGCAATCACACATAATGCGGATGATTTTAACTGTTTCTTCTCTTGTCATTACTACCCCCTTTCAATTGATTAGAAATAGTATCTAATTTGTCGCATATAATAGCACTATTAATTGCAATTGTTTTTAAGAGTGATTCAACCACTCCGTTGTGCGGATAATCACTTCTAAAATTTATTTTGTTGAGCGTATCATCTAATCTACTCATTCTTGCCACCTGCCCTTACTGATTCAAGTGCTTTAAAAAACTCACTACCTTTTATCTCTTTAAAGCCATTTTCACAAGGAGTTAATGAATTATAGCGATTGGTACTCATACGCAAGTATTGTTTTCCATTGTATTTAAAACTTGTTCTTGAATAGCCACCCATTTCCGTTTCTTCGAAGTAGTCTCCACACCTCAAAGGGCAAGCATTAATAACTATCTCCTTTTCAATACATTCATCTTGAAATTGCTTTAATATTTTGCAACCTTTTTTAAACTTTCTCATACTTTGACCTGCAAACATTTTAGGCTTGTTTAATTGATTGCCAAATTTTTCACTATTTTCCTGTACATCATCAATATACAATTCAATATTACTTTTTGTATTTTCCTTAAATGCAACATTAACATTACCGTTTCCACGCATATAATAATGATTTCCACTTATTCCTATGCGATTGAAAAAATCTTTGATAAATTCTCTTCTGCTTTTTTCTATTACTTCATCACGATGTAGCTCTTTTAAATAATCTTCATTTGTAACAACATAAAATTTTTCCATTTTTATCGCTCCTTTACACATTATCCCAATCAATAGCACCCTTGCCGAAATTCTGATTGCCTTGCTTTTCAGAAACGACATTCTGATTAAGGTAACTCTCAAACTTCGTGCCAAACAAGGTATCTGGTCTTAAATATCTTTCCCTTTCAGTTCCAAGCCATTCATTAACCTTTTTATCTATGACTGTGTAAAAATCCTGTTCAGTATATCCCTCTTTGATTCTTGCCCCGATATGCTTCTTAGTATTAGGTGTATTGTATCTATATCTGGTATTACATCTGTTATTTAAGTAACTAATAATATTTATATATATATTATTATCTATATTATCTTTCTTTTTATTTACTATATTATTATTAACAGAAACAGAATCAGATACAGTATCAGAATCAGTATCAGAAACAGATGTCTCCATAGGATATGTATACCCTATGTATAGGGTATCATTTTTAATGGAATCAACCATATCATTAACATATTTTCTAAATTCGTCAGATTTAATATGTTTGGCAACTCCTAAAACCCCTGCCAAGACTTTCTCTGATTTGCTCCAATTATATTTATACCAATGTAATATCAGCACTTCTTTAGTTTCTGAATCAAACTTAATAACCTTGTGTACCTTATCAAACCTTTCTAACAGTCTGATAACAGTATCTTTGTTATAACCTGTCTGCCTTGTCATTTGCGAATAACTAACCTCATAACACCCACATATATTTGTCTGTGGATTTGTTAGCAAATATATGTAGAAATACTTGTCCTCTGGCGTAAAATCATCTTCAACCTTGTTATCAGTCCAAAATGATAATTGAACATTTCTATATATTGCCATATTATTGCTCCTATTCTTCAAGTTCTGTCACATTGTTACTTCACTAAATCATTGATATTAACTCTGAATCCGTCAAATTTCTTACAGCCGCTTTCAATATAAGTGGCTGTGTCAAAAAATATCAGATTTCCTTTCTTGTCCGTTGCCATGCTCACGCCATTCTGTATTAAGTTGCTTTTGAGTAAATCCAGTATTATCTGTATTTCCTGCTTTGTTTCGTCTTTCATTATTTACCTCTCCATATTTCTTCATCAAGAATATATTGCCTGATAAATCTATCTGCGTACTGTGGGTGCATCATTGACCTTGCCGTTTTTCGACTCGCATTCTCATTGCCTTTTAATTTCTTAAAACTTATAGCTTCGACATAATCAAGTGGCTCAAAAATAAAGTTATTTTTCGGTTCACAGTTAATGAAGAAAAATTGTGTCGGTTTCTTCATAGAATCTCCGCTTTTTGTTCGGTCTTTATCTATCAATTTAGGTCGAATACACCAATATTGTTTTAAATAATGTTGTGCTGAATACGGATTTTCGATTATCATATGCAAGCCTTTTCGCAAACAAACAATAGTCATTTTAGAAATCAAAAAGATACAACTCTGTCAATTCTTCCTGCATTTTAATTGTGTATTCTAATTTCTGCTCTTCACTCCAATTCCGCTGTGTGTTGCACTGACATCTGAAATGCAACATTATCTGGTCTTCAAATCTCACACAAGGGAAAAACGCAAATATCAAATCATCAGGGCTTATCTTATCAAACAAACTCGGCTCGCCTTGATACCCCCCCCTCTATCTCTTTAAAAAGGTCAGTAACATAATCAGTTTCGTTAAATTCATTCTGAATATCATAGTCGTAGGCTTCAATTCCATACTTCTTGAAAGCATTCTTGAATGTTCCTGACTGTTCAAATAAACAATGTACTTTCATTCTAAATCTACCAAAAGGAAACCTCGGTTTTATGTCGCGACAACCTATTCCTTTCTTTGATTTTTAGTTAGTTATCTTCTTTTCTCTTAAAATCTTCACAAGACACTGCTTTACTGCAAGCATAAAAATCTGCCCCAAACGGATTTCTTGTTCTCAAATAGCCAAATTTGCAAATACTGCAAAAGCCACTTCCTTCATTGCTTTTGCAATCATTAGGCTGTTCTTTTGTTATTTCATCAAATTTCATCTGCAATCTTTCATTTTCATTGGAAAGAGTTTCTATTCGGTCCATAAGCCAAGAATAATCTTTACTGCTCAAAATTCTCATTCTAAATCACCCACTTTCTTTCTACAATGCGTTGCCCCAAACTTAGACTTGCCAACATATTCGTAACAATCAACACATTTCCATTTGCCACTCTTTTTCGGTGTATCTGAACATCCATAGTATTTATGGTTCTCGTTGGGATAATCGTTCCAACAATGGCAATCATAATCTTTATTGATTGTTTTCACCTACTTTCAATAAATCCATAAACTTCTAATACTTACTAATCATCAACCTCACTCCAACAATCATCATCTTTCCAACCTCTCGAATGAACAGAATCAAGGATGTCTTGCCTTGTTTCCTCGTTTAATTCATTAATCTCAAATGCAATTTTATCATTATATTTTCTGTTATGAATTGTAACTATCATTATTTACACCTCGTTCCTGTATGTGTTTTCATCCAATAACTGATTAAACTTCTCAAACTGTTTCTGCGACACCTTATTATGCTCTTTTTCGGGCTTCAATCGGATTATAAGGTGTTTTTCTGCGATAGATGATAATTCCCTCGCTAACACCTTTTTTCCTTGATGTATGCCCTGCATATAGCTTTTAGGTGCTTTTCTCTCGCCTATAGAGCCACTAGCACGATTTTCTCCTTGACCGCCTAAACTGACATTTCTAAGCTGATAACCCTTATCGGCATATAGCTTGATGTAATACTTCTCCTTTTCGTCAAGCTGACTTTCGGGGAAATTCAGAAATTCAACTCGCCAGCCATAAGGATTTTTCTCTTTGTCGTACAGCTTGTGTTTGCGTAAACTAAGGTCTATATGCTGTTCATAGCCTACAAGGTGGCTTGCTAATCTGCTAAGTGTATGTACCGCCTGTCCGATATACGCATACTTAAATCCGTTTTCATCTTCTCGAAGTAGAAAATATATTCCACTTTTGTCATTCAGTTTCGAGTTTAGCTTCAACAGTCGCTTTTTATTTTCCTGTTCTATTGCCTTGGCTCTTGCTATGTTTTGGTAATTCAATCGCTATCACTCCAATCTAATTTTTGACCGCAGCCATCGCAATAATCTAGTCGATAGTCGATAAAACTATCACCTGTCTCTGTCTTTGCACACCCACCACAGCAAGGACATTTGTAACTCCGTTCTCCGTCCTTGACTACCTTTTTCGGTATCTGCTTTTCAAGTGCCTGTATTGCCATATTCAATGCTTCATTCATATATATGTATGGTTGAAAATTTGGTGTATTTCTGCATTCTTTAATTCTTTTAATTGCTTCACTCTCTGTCATACTCACACCTCCTTAATTAAATGGTAATTCCTCGTCAATACCATCAGGAATTGACATAAAGGAATCTGAATCAGCACTTGGACTGTTTCTACCTATAATTCCATTACTATTGTTCTGCTGATTAGCACGACTTTCGCAAAATTCGTGTCTTTCAACAACACAATCGTTAGTGTAGACTTTCTGTCCGTCCTTGTTAGTGTAGTTGCCTGTCTGCCATCTACCCTCAACGATAATCTTAGTTCCCTGATGAAGATACTTCTCTGCAAACTCTCCATTCTTGCCAAACGCGATACAGTTAATAAAGTCTGCTGCCTGTTCGCCCTCTTTCTTGAAAGCTCTGTCAACAGCTAATGTGTATCTTGCTACCGCCATACTTCCGTTTGCTGTCTGTGAATATCTAATCTCTGGCTCTCTAGTCAGCCTCCCACATAAAATTACTCTGTTCATTATTTTTCCTCACTTTCTTCTGCTTCCACATTGTCTACTGCAAGTGCTAAAAATTCGTCAAATTCGCATTTCTTTCTGTCGCAACTCCAAACTGAGCACCACCTATTTTCTTTCTCACACCAAAACATCACTAAGCCTTTCAAATCTGTATTTCTGTTCTGCATTAGGATATTTTTCCTTATCAACCTTGCTCATAAACATTTCAAGAGGTCTATTCCAAATATATCCCTCATATTCATATACAACTGATATTTCTTCTGTCTCGGTATGCCTTGAAATGCCGATAACGGTAACAATCTTGCCTAACTTGAAATGCTTATATTTCTCGCCTTTTCGTGGTAAAGGTCTGTCAAATTCTGCACTGATGTTATCTGCCTTAAAATGCCTTGTGAGTAACGCAAGGTCACAATTGGAACTACTTTCTCCATTGAGTGTAAACTCTTCCGACTGTTCAATATGAAACTGCTGCCACCATTCGCCAGGCATAGTATCAAAATAACTTTCTAATTCTTTTGCTGTAGTTTCTCTATCACAAACTAAATAACCACTAATTCTAAATATTCTTGCCATATTATTCCTCACTTTCTAATACCTTGATATTTCAATATCGCTATTCAATATCGAATTAAGTTCCTTGCTAAGTAAATCAAGCTCACGCTTCACTAATGATTGTGCTTCATTTATCGCACCTATTACAGATGTACTGTTTAATCTTTTGTCCATGATACCTAATGCTTGACAATTCATATATAGCGTTCCTCCGCAACCGCATAGTGTGTGAACACATATATCTAATCTTTTACTGTCACTTCTGTAGATAGTTCCTGCTTCAACCGGCTCTCCATATTTTGCATTACTTATATACTTCATATTCTCTCCTATCTCGCTTCTGATTGAAGCCAATCCATACAGCTAGCTTCTCCTTCGTATTCTTCGCCGAATGTGTTCTTAAAAGTTATAAGAAACTCTGCCAGTTCTTCGTCTGACATATTCCTTATCCTGTCGGCATTGGTTGTTGTTATTTTAGATGAAGTAATCTCCATCGTCACATCCGTAATAAGTCCATCTCCATAACCATCTAGCTTTACAGATTCAATACTGCCAGCAAAATTGCCATTTAGAGATAAATTCAACATTCTCGTTTTTCCTGTAGCACCATATCTATTTTCTTTTGTATCAAGAATTTTTATCAAATCACTAACTGTTACTATTTTCATTCTCCACCTCTCAATTCTTCGAAATAGAATTTTACATCGTCAGACACATACTTAACGATTCTAAACCGCTCCGCCACTTGATAAGGTATGCTGTCACGCATAAGCCTTTTATGTATTTCTGAAAGATACTTTCGAAATCCCTCGACATCTAAAGTGGCTTTATAGTGGTTGCAGCTCCTTCCTACCTCTTAATTATCTTCTTTCTCTTTCTTCTTGATTTCTACAATACCATCGGCAATAGCTTCTTTAATAATCAAAGTATTGTATCTTTCAAGGCTGATTGTTATTGTTTTATCCTCGTACTCTCTTGTATTTCCTAAAATATCTTTGTATTTAGCCATATAATCTCCTTTCTAAAACGGACACTCACTAGGATTTTTCAAATCCCAACTTTTCCCTGCTGCCGCAACATCTACATTTGCGTTTCCGGCAACTTTTTTCATCTTCTCGATAAAACTATCGCTATCAGCGTTTTCTGCCGATAGATGGCACATTATGACGTTTTGCAAGTTATCTGAATAATTTGCCTTAACAAAATCACAAGCTGTGTCAATGAATAAGTGACCTCTGAAAACGTGGTTAGCTTTACCTGTGTTATCCCTGTCGATTAAATCCTTGTCATAATTCACACCTAAGAGGATATGATTTATGTCTTTGAATCTCCACTTGATAACCTCACAATCGGTTATGTAAAGCATTCTTCCCATTTCCTTGTGAGTAATCAGAAAGCCGTATATCGGGCAAGGTTCGCCATTTGCGTCTGTATGTGTCCAATTTCCGTCTATTGTTGTTAGGTCAAATGCCTTAACTTTAAAACCGCCATATGGTATCGTGTGATAATAATGTAGTATGCCCTCAAATTGCGCGTATTGTATATATGGAGCGGATATTCGTATTCCCATAGCCTTAAAATCGTTTAATGACTTGCTGTGGTCAAGGTGTTTATGGGTGCATAACACACCCACAACATCTTTAATGTGCCAATCTAAGCCTTTTTTAATCTCCTTAATCAGTATTCCACAATCAAGGATAAGTGTTTCTCCACTGTTGGAAGTTAGCAGATAGCAATTTCCTGCACTTCCTGTTGCAATACATTTAAGTTTCATTCCTTAATTTCTCCGCATCTTCTCTTAGCATTATTTTGAATTTTCCACCGCACTCACAAACAGCTTTTGCGTCATAAACATTCCAATTTTTATTAGAACGTGATTCATCTTTTTGCTGTGGTTTTCCACACAATTCGCACGCACGTATTATTGGATTTTGTTTCATATTTACACCTCGATTTCATCATCCTGTGGGAACTGAAAAACTTCCATATTGATGTATTTTTTAAGGATGTCTTTGAACTCTTCCGGCTTTAATGATTCTTCCATATGCTTGCATGTGCCACTTGCAAGAGCTTTTATAATTTCAATTCTCGAATATTGCTCTCTCAGAATTTCCATAGCCTTAATTGCCTTTTCTTCGGTGGAGTATCTTGCAATTATGCTTCTACAAGAATCATCTTTGCACATTCCCATCGAAATTATTTCATTATATACACGAATCGTAGATAATTCATAAGGAAAATCTAATGTTCCATCCTGTGAAATTACTCTCATATCAGTTCTCCTCACTCTGCATGAATGGCGGTAATGTGCTATCTTCTGCCTGTTTTTCGGTTGCTTCTGTGGTGGCATCTTCAACCACATCATCTATAACATCACCCTCAACAAAATCTACGCTGTTAGCGTTCTGCCCAATATCATAATCAACATCAGCCTGTATACGCTCATCATAACTAGGTAATTCTTCTTCATTATCGTAATTTCCGTCATAGAAAGAACCATAAGTATTGTTAATCTGCTTTAACAGTCTGTTCTTGACTGTTTTCATAGCCATCTGGTCTGTGAATTTCTGATGCGTTCCGTTTCCGTTCTCTTTATAGCCATATCCCTGTTTCCAAGCCTGCTTTATCTGTTTGATGTTCATAACCTCTGTGAGAATACTTCCGTCATCCATAGTGGCTATTGCGTAAGCACCCTTAACTTTATCGTTGTCGATATTCTCAAAGTCCTGCTTATGAGTGACAATGCTTTTCTTGCCATTAACAATTTCATACTCGAATGTATCACCCTCATAGATAACCTCTGCTGTTATGTCTTTAAGCCCATATCTCCTAGCAATGCAAGTGTTTCCATATACAGACTTCTGGCACTGTAACTTTCCACCATAAGCAACCGGGTAGCACTGTTTTTTCTGCATTGAAAGTCCGTTCGTAACCATTTCAACAAGTGCATTTTCGATACTTGCCCTTGTGCAACTCTGTAATACAGGCTTTTTGTTCATATCTACTGTGTCCTGCAAAATCAGCATTGCCGACATAAACTCGTTTGTATAGTTGTAATCTTTAGGAAATGTTAAGCCGAATTTCTCTTTCTGCTTAATTTTTACAACCATTCCCTCTGTAAAATCTTTTGCTACAAGCTCTCTGCTTTCAGCTTCTTTCTTTTCCACAACTGCCGTATTCTCTGCCATAATTAATCCTCGCTTTCTCCGCTTAAAATCTGTCCGACAATCTGTCTTAATTCATCACTAACCCTATCTACAGTCCAAAAATCCGTAGTATCAAATGCATGAGTGCAATCAAATCCAATGTACCACTTGTTTTTATCATCAATTTCAAGTGGGCTAGGTGCTTCTTTGTTTGCATATGTGATACCGCCGTGGCAATCTATACTTGCTGTGTTGATAGGCAGCCTTTTGGAAACCTGCACATATCCACATCTATAAGTAGATTTACCAATATGTCGGAGTATCACATAGCAGTTAAAGCCATTGAAATTGAATGAACGTTCTAATATAGAAATCATATTATCCCTCCACAATCTCTAATTTCTCGCTATCATTAACAATCAGCATAATCAACTGACTATCAACCATTTCAGCAACTTTCTTCTGATTATCCGCACTAAGGCTTTCAGAATCATCTAAGATAATAGGCACTGATATACCACTAATCTTCTGAATAGAATTGCAAATATCAACTCTGCCTAAAATCCTGTTGCCCTTGTTGCTCATAGTTGTTAAAATGCTTTTTCCATCAACAGTAGGTATGCAACAACTCTTGTAATTGCCGTTCTTAGCATATTCAAACAACTGCCACTTAACTAACCCAAAATGGCTGTTTACTGCCTCTGTCAAGGCTTCATTCTTTGCTTTGTCTAATTCGTCAAGTAAATCAAGGATTTTCTCGGCATTAGCCTTATTCTGTTCAGAATCAATCCTTATCTGCCTTAATTCTTCAAGTCGCTGTTCGTCTGCTGCCGTATCAGACTTTGCAATCTCGGCTTCACATTCTGCTAACTGCTGCCTTAAAGCTGTTTCCTGTGCTTTTAATTCTGCCTTAATCGCCGAAATATCATTAGCCTTGTGCATAGCCTGTTCCTTTTCGGCAATCTGCTGTTCAAGTGCCTTGTATTCTTCTGTAGCCGTCACATCAATTTCCTGTGGCAACTCCGATAACTGCTCTGTAAGGACTTCAATAGCCGTATTCAGCATACCAAGGCTTTCCTTGTGCTCTGGCAACTCTGCTTCGAGGTCTGCAAGTGTTTTCTTCTCCTTGTTCAATCTGTCTGCGTAAAGATTTCCGTTATCGGTGATAGCCTTTAGTGTGTCAGCTTTGTGCTTCTTAAAGTCGGCTCTTAACTGCTCTTTTTTATCCTCGCTGTATTCATTGCCGCAGTAAGGGCAGATAAGGCTGTTCTCATCAAACTGACGGTTGTTCTCCTCCGTCCACTTCTTACGTTCCGCATCGAGATACCCAGTTATACTCTCAATAGTCTGCTTCGACAATTCAATGCAGCGTTCTGTCTCACTGATAGTCTTTTCTGTCTGCCTAACAAGAAACTGCTTATCAGAAATCTTACTTTCAATTTCTCGCCTAGCCTTGATATTGTCCTCGTTAGCCTTGCGTGATAAGTCTCCCTGCTTAAACTTCAAATCAAGAATATCTGAACTAGCCTTGTCATATTCAGCCATTAACTTGTCATTGTCTGTCTGCTTTGCTACGCAATCGGCAATCTGTACTTTAAGGCTGTTCCTCTGTAATTCAAGGTCTGATACCTCAATAGCCTGTTTAAGCTGAATATCTCTTTCCTTTTCTTTAATCTGTCCGTCAAGAATAGGCAAATCCTTTGTAATCTTGGTCTTGGTAGCCTTATTCATAGCGGATATTTCTTCTGTTGTATACTTCTCTAAAAAAGGAACTAACTCGGCTAATTCAGCTTTCTGTGAAGCTATATCAAGGTCTGCAACATTGCCTACAAGACCGAATAAGTACTCACGCATTTCAGCCGGCTTCTGATTGAGAAATGCGTTCACATTACTGCACATCTTGAATACATTCATATCAACATCAAGGTATGTGTTGAAGTCCTTTAATGTCTTAGGCACATCATTGATAAAATACTTGTTATCGTCCTTGTATGAACTGCCGTCCTTGCTGTATGTACGCTTCTGAACCTTTCTCAATGTAACTTCCTTGCCATCGACATCAAGCGTAAGTGTTACCGCCGTATCCATGTCATCAACGGATTTTCCGTCAACCTCACGTCTGACAACCGGATTATCCTTTAATTCATAATCACAGTTAAACAAGCACCACAGATAAGCTGTAGCAATAGTTGACTTGCCTTTACCATTCTTTGCCATAATCTTTGTGATGGCGTAAAAGTCAAACTCTGCGTGTGCATAGCACATAAAGTTTTCAAGAACTACCTTTTTTAAAATTGCTCTTTCCATAAACATATCCTTTCCTTATTTATATATTCATAATGAATACATCATCTTCTATTGAGAAGTTATCAACTGTCTTGTCTGCCAGATAATGCCGTCTGTCAAGTTCATCAAATGTGCCGTCAAAGATAACGCCTTGAACTGGATGCCATACTTGACAACGCTTTTCATTATCTGCTGCCATACTAGCTAATTCCGAAACTGTAATATCACTATTCATCAGCATTCTCCTTTTCTTCTATAATCTCAACTCTGCCTACTGATACCTCGTAAGCTACTCTGTTTTCAATTTCATCTTCGCTTATCTTTTTTGCATAAAGTCTTGACTGAAACCTGCCTGTCATTTCTATATGTGTTCCTACTGGCAAGTGACCGACAAACTTAGCTGTTCTGCCCCAAGTTATGCAAGGTATATAGTCTGACTTGCCATATGCTCTGTTAACAGCTATGAGAACATTTGTTATTTCTCTTCCAAGTGGTGTTACCCTGTATATAGGTTCTTTGTAAATAAAGCCTCTAAGAACTACATCATTATCAAAAGGTGGTTCTACCTCGTTTTCATATGCCTCTATAATTTCAGTAAAGATAAAAAGCTCTAACTTACTTTTTTCTCCTATGTGCAGGTTATGACTTCTTACCTGTCCTGTAATCATCACGCAATCACCTGCTTTTAATTCGTTCATATCTACAATTCTTTCAGATATAAGAACAGGAAGTGTATCTACTGCTCCGCTAACCCTGTCAATAGAAATCATCATCTTAAAGAATTTTTCTCCGAAAACTTCGTGATTAAAAACTGGTTCTTCTGCAACTAACCCAAAAGCTGTAATATTGTTATTTCTCTCTTTCATCTTTAGTTCTCCTTCTCTTTTTCTACAAATCCAACAACCTTACCGCCGTCAATAACTGTATACATATCCTTTTTCTCGTACATATCAATGCAATCCTGTACTGTTATTACTTTCTCGTTTACCTGTTTCATATTGTTCAATCCTTTCTTTTCTCTTTGCCCTTGCCATTGTCAGAACGATACAAGCCAGTTCTAAAAACATCCCGAATATCGTTCCTAGCATAAATCCCTGTATCATAGCTTATATCTCTCTTTCATTATTGTAGGCAGTTCGTAGCAGTCGATATAATCGTGAGTGTCTGCTATGTACTTCTTTTTGAGTTCACTCAAACCACACCCGTATTCGTGCTTTAACTGCCCTAAAATATCTCTTGTAACTATGTTCCTTAATGGCTCACAATGTTTATTTCTTCCTAAGAGGTAACTTGTTCTTCTGCCAATGTGTGCCAGGATTTCAAGTTTTTCTACCTCATTAATCTGCCTTTCGCCTTTTTCAGAAATAATAAATATCAATCTGCTAAAACTCCTTTCCTTAAAAGCTCATACTTATCTGTGCATTAGCTGCATTTACCTGTTCAGCAAGTGCCATAGGCAACACATAATCATCTATAAACTTGTGTACATTATCAATGTACTTTCTTCTTATGCTCTTATATGTTGTTACGCAACCAAACTCTCGTTTTAACTGCTTATATATGTCAGAATATACCGAACTGCGAATACTGCCGTTCTTATAAGCTTCGCTATCCTTGCCACCAAGTACAATTACGCCCTTTCTATTAACGTGCTGTTTGACCTCATCAATCTCACAGCCGTAAAGAGGTGTGTTATCCTTAAGCTCTGTCATATCTTCTTTGATAGAGTTAATAGCCCGCTCAAGTTCTGTATAGCCCTGTGCCAAAAGCTGTATCTGACCGCCTGTTGTCTTTGGCATACCATAACCGCCTGTTTTTCTGATTGACGGAAGTACCTCTCCTGTAACCCAATCTGTAAATCTCTCTGCACTTTCTTTGCGGCTCTGAAAGATTGTCTTGTAAAGATTAGCCTCGCTAATAAATATCATTTTCTGCATTCCACCCTTTGTAAGGGTATCCGCAGTATGGATACCCTTTTCAGATAACCTCTGCTTAACATTTCCTACATTTGATATTTCCAATGCCTTGCATACATCAGCCAGACAAAACATAGGTTCATCATCTTTAGTAATGGTTCGGATTTCTCCAAACTCTGAATTGCTAAAAATCTGTAACTCCATAAACATTCCTTTCTAAAAGTTAAATATTTTGAACTTCTAAAGCAAAAAAATAATCCTGTATATCATCTTCTGATAAATCTAATAATTTAATTGCTTTTAAAATTTCAATCTGTTTCCAAGGTCGCTTGCCTGTCATTTTAAGTGATAAAGTCCTGTCTGAACAGCCAAACGCCTTGGCAAAGTCCGTCTGACTTCCGTACTTTTCAATTATGCGACCTCTTAACTTACTGTAATTAAAAGCCATTCCAATTCTTCTCCTTTCTCCGTTTTTTGTTCAATGTTTTGAACTAATTGTATAATAGCATTATTAAATTAATATGTCAATAAAAAGTTCAATATTTTTTACTTTTTTAGTTTTACATCTTGAACTTTTGTTCAAATAATGGTATATTATCAACAGAAAGGAGGATAACTAAGATGAAAGAGAATACATCAGATAGGCTTAAACAGCTAATGAATGAACGGAAGTTAAAGCAAGTTGATATTTTGAATTTATCATTACCATATTGTAAGAAATACAATATCAAGATGAATAAATCCGATATTAGCCAGTATGTATCAGGCAAAGTTGAACCTAGCCAAGAAAAGCTAGTTGTCTTAGGAATGGCTTTGAACGTGTCAGAAGCGTGGCTAATGGGATTTGATGTTTCGCCAATCCGTAAGGATAATTCAAAAGAAGCTGAAAAAGATGTTGATTTACTTTGGAAGTTTTCTATGTTAGAACAAAGAGATAAAGAAACGATATTAGATATGATAGATGTTATGTTATCTCGAAAAGAAAAGAAGTAGGGTTTTACCCCCACCTCTTCAAAAAGTTTTCTATGAATGAATACAGGTACTCTAATGTACCTGTATTTTCTATTTTATTTATGAGTTCTATTAACTTATCTTTGTAATTTTCCTCATTACTGTTATCCATAAACCTGCACTCCCCTCTCTTGCCCTTGCACGTTTGATAGCGATACGATTATTATAGAACACACGTTCTATCGTGTCAAGTGTAGCGGCGATATTGCCAACGCCAATCAAACAATATCGCCTGCCAGAACTTGATAATGTTTAAGGGTCTTTTCTCAAAGACAAGTTTATTATACATTTATCGTTAGTATATTTCAAATACTTTCGGTCGTGTTATTTCGACTTTATTCGACAACTAACTGGAACTTGTCGATTGCATTACCCATAACGCCTGCATATCCGTCCATTCCATTTGATGTTTCATTGTCTATCTGTTCTGGATAGAAGTTGCGGTTATTGAATACAGATACCATATACTTTGCATACTTCCAAGGCTCACCCTCTGGCGTATAGTAAATGATTTCTATTGCGTCAATCTCGTGCTTCTTGTCACCTGCATAGCCATTATCGTAATCGTCATAATTAAAGCCAGTAACATAAGGAAGCCAATCACCGCCCTTTAAGTGAACTCTGTACTTAACTGAACCTCTGCTAACCTTGATAATAAGTGCTGTGATAGCTTTATTGTCACCTGCGCCAGCCCAATCTTCTCTGTCCTCTACTTCGCCCCACCATCTGTCTGTATAAGCGGCGTATGTAGCGTATACGTGTTCATCTGTGCTATCCTCTGTGTTGTCTTCTTCGCTGTTATCCTCTGTGTTATCTTCATCATTATGAAAGCCATAGAATACAGACAAGTCGCAAACTCCGTCTACTCCATCTACAACACCGCTTGATGTATACTGCCAGCCTACAAGGTTTCTAGCAACACTAGGCTTCTTATCTTCGTTAGGGTCTGTATCAAGTGTCATTTCATCATATCCAAGATAGTACCTTGCTATCCAGTAATCGCAGTTAAGAATTTCTTCGTCTGCATATGGGGCAATGTAACTGCCATACCACGCCATACCTGTATAGATACCAAACTCGTAGCCAGCTTCCTCTATTGTGTGCTTGTACGCCTTAATTATGTCGATAAGGTCTGACCCTAAATTTTGCATACAAGTATCTTCTATATCCATCCACACCTTAACTTTACGTCCGTCAAGCACCTCTAATACCCTTTTAGCCGCCGCAATAGCCCTTTCTACGCTAGGTGTGTAAACAAAGTTGTATACACCGCAAATATGTATGCCAGCTAACTGACACTTTTTCCAGTTATTTTCAAACTGTTCATCTGGCTCAAAATCACGTCTGATAACCTTAAGAATAGCGTGTGTAAGTCCTGCCGCACGCATTTTATCAAAGTCTAAGTTGCTACCATTCCACGCTGAAAAATCTCCACATTTAATCATAATTAAAATACCTCACTTTCTACTGTTCCTGTTGCATCTGAACTAACTGTGTTATCTTCTGTGCTGTATGTTGCCTTGTAAGTATTTTTAACGCCATCAAGAAAGCTCTTAAGCTCGTTGTCTAGTGCTATATCATTCGCCAAGTACGCCGCAAAATCATTAAAGCTGGCTGACATACTAACTGTACCGCTTTCGCTGATTGTAGCTGACAGATAAGCTACCTGTTTAAGTGCTCCATCTGAATTTTGAACAGATAATGTTCCGTTTTTTTTTGAATTGATGAGTTGATGTCTAACATTGTGTTTTACCTCCTAATTCGCATTAAAAAAGGACACCCGAAGATGTCCTTAATTGCTTAATTGCTTTTCCAATTTTTTAATACGCATATTCTGCGATTGTACAGTCGCAACTATATCCGCTATTAATTCATCATAGCGTAATGCGTATCTTGCTGTTAGCTCTTTAGTTGTATTTCCGTTTTCGTCTGAGACTTGTGTTTCGTAGTTATCATTATTAATCTTTTTATCGATAAATAATCCCCAGTCATCTTTCATAGTTTCTTTAACCTGCTGTGCAATAAATCCGTGATGATAGCGATTAGAAGTACCGTTAATCATTTTAAATTCGCAAGGTTTTAAATTGTAGATAAATTCAGAAGAGTCTTCTGAATTCAATAAATGAACATCTTTTTTTACGTTCTCGTCTGAATCAGAAGCAATTGTTCCATAAATTGACCCGAAACATCGCAAATCATATCCTATGTATGCACTTCCATATACTGACAGTTCGCAGTTCTCGTAGTGTCTGTCCTCTGTATTTGTAATTCTGACATTTTGTGTGTCTTTTCCCGAATTTGGATTATAGCAATATACTGTAAGTGTCGTTGGTTTTTTAATATTGTCTTGGTAACCGCCATTCATCGAAATATTGGGCGAAAAAAACTCTAATGATTTGTTTAAATCGTCGTTTATTCTTATAACGAATTCGTATTCCGTATTTTCTGTTTTCTCTTTGGTACAATTTATTCCGACAACATCTCCCAAATCTGCATTTAGCACTAAAGCTCTTCTTACTTCATTATTGCTAGTATAGTATCTTGTTGTAGTTATCGAACCTACATAATTTTCGTAATCGTCGACCCAAGAATAGAATTTAATGTAATTTTGGTCTATCGACATTCCTTTAATTCCATTATTTTGATATGTCGACAATATACCATTATCAATTGAGAAATTGCCAATTTGACCTTTAGAAGCATACATATATCCATCCGCACGAACGTACCAATTACCATAATATGCCCCATCTCTTTCTTCTTGGCAAGAGAATGTCCAAGCTTCGGAATTAGCGGGTGCCTGTATATAAGTTCTATATTTGCCGTAATCTTTATAGATAGAAGACTTGCTGATGTCCCAGCCTCCAATCGTGCCAGACGAAAAATAGCCGCTTCCTGTAATTTGTGCGTTAGTTGCATATAGTTTACCAGTTTGACTTATATAAAAATTAGGACTTTTGCTGTATCCCTCATCTTCAGTTCCGTGAAAAACCGAAAAAACATATGGTGTAATATCACCAGGTATTTGTAATGCAATTCTGAATAAGTCATTATTCTGCTTAAATATTGTACTTATTGAATCTTTAGACACTTTCCAGCCGCCAACGTTTCCGCCGTTGGCAATCAGATTGCTACAAGTTATAGTTCCGTCTGCTGTAATGCTGGCGTTCGTGCTGTTTAATGTAAACCTGTTGCCACTTAAATTAAGCCCACCCCTTGCAGTAATATTTATTGTATCTGCAATAGCTTCGATAGCACTCTTAAGCTCGCCTGTTTTAGGGTCTTTTTTGATATATAAATCAAGGCTTGTTTTAGTTGCATAACTTTCTAAATCGCTTGACTTAGCGTAAGTTCCACTAAGCGCCAAACTAATACTTGAACCATTATCATTAATTTCCTGCGTAATTTTGTTAATCATAGTAGTTGTTGTACTATAATTATCTGTCAGATTTTTCTTTGTCTGTGTTAATTCTGTTGATATGCTATTAAGATTAATCTTAAGACTAGCGTTTTGATTAAGCATATAAGCTAATTGTGTGTTAGATACCTCTTTCCAACCCCAATTACCTTTATCATCTTTAGCCCAACGCCAAGTTTTTTGAGCTGTTTCGTTGTATGCTATCGCTCCGCGATGTTTAGCATATTCATCATTGCTGTAAGTCCAAGTAAGATTATCACTTGGAAATAAATCGTCTGACGGATATATGGATATGAACCAGTCAACGGCTGGATAATTATCTTTTGTAGGCGTTGCTGTTACTGTATACACCATAAAATTATCGTTCGTTTGTTGGTATAAGTCAGATAATGTTATTTCGTAGCTATCTAGCTTCTGATTAACAGTAGAAAACTTAGTCTGAATGCTTTCAGTATCAACATTGCTAGTCCACCACAACTTGTTAGTGATAAAATCACTAGCAACTTTCATCATACCGCCCCATTGAGTATAATCTTTGCCAGCACCACTTGTTATAGCTTGCATAATGACATTAAGTGTCTGTCCCTCGTTGTCCAGATAAATTTTATTGCTCTTAAGTGTGTGGGTGTTATCGTTATTGATAACACTAAATAGTGTTTCAATATCCAGCTTGCTTGCATTGATATTAGCATTATCTTGAACAACATCATCACGAACAACTTTCCTCGTAACACCTTTTTCAGTAAGTCCTAAGGCATCAAACATAAGATTGCCAGCTTTATCCCAGACATACATATTGTAGTCCGAATTAGCGTCTTTACCTATTTGAACTCTTATTCTGTCAGTATCTTTGATGATAATTGTATTGTCTTGCCAATAAGACATTCCATTTTCACTATGAACCTTAAATTTAGTCGTGTTAAGGTCAAGTGCTGTAATCTTGCTTGCAGCTATGCTGTCAATCATAGCGTCTTTAATCTGTGCATTGCCGATAACACTTACAACTGCATTAGCGAATTCTGTTGTTAAACTTTTACCTGTCGCAGAACCAAACATTAAGGTCTTAATGTCTGCTACATCTGCATTTAACACGCCTACCTGTGCATAATCTGCTTGTAACTTAGCGATATTAGCTTCATTAATTGTAGCTTTACTTGCTGTCAAATTAACAATATCTGCTGTAATAGCTTCAATCTTATTAGCCTTTAATTGGTCGATATACGCTTGATGTGCTTTTAAACTCTCAATATTAGCACTAGTTATATCGGCATTTTCGATAACTGCCTTGTTGATTAAGACTAAATCAGCGTAGTATCGTTCCATTTGCTTTGTTATCGGACCGCTAGCAATATTACTGTTTTCTGTGTCAGATTGTCCGATAGATGTAACTGTGTCCATTAAGCCGCCATCACATTCGTGTGTTATCTGCATTATAGGCACTTTGTAGTCAACGCCACCTTTGTTGACAGTTATAATGTCACCTACTTCAAGCCGCCAGTCACCGACAAACTTAACTGTAAGCGGTCTAAACTGAAAGCCGCCTATCTTTTTATAAATCTCATTTAAGTTAGCTTGTGTCATAAATGGATTAGCAAAGCTAAGTCCAGTTGTACCACTGCCGCTAGTGATTGTGCTAGTTTCCTTATCACCAGACTTTGCATTGTTACAAGTCAGCTTTCTTATCGTAAAATCTTTGCTAGTGGTAAAAGTAACCCCTTGCTGATAGTATTGATGTCCGTCAAGCACATAACCGCTATCTTTGTACCACTTTATTTCAAGGTTTCCGTCAGAATTAATAGCCGCATTTCCACCTTGTAGCATAGCCATATAACCTATCATTTCACGCATTGTATAGCCTTGTGGCTTATCTGTAATTGTATGTGTGTTTGTTATGCTAGTTGCTAACTTTATGCCTAATTTTATGCAAATCTCCTCTAAAATAGCCTTGTCTGTACTAGGATAAGTTAATTTAGAGAAGTACCCTTTTTCAGCTTTGTACATCTTGTCATAAGCTGTGTACTTAGTGTATTCGCCGTTACTTTCTTCTTTAGTTACAGTAAATATGCCTGTCTGTACATACTCAATGCCGCTATCGCCCTTAACACCCTCAAAAATGGTTATATCCTTATTTTCAAGCGTGATTTCTGGATTATAAATAGAAAAGGTAACACCACTACTGCAAGTATTACCTATCGAAATGCTATTGTTCGGATTGATTATGTTGCTGTACTTAAACTCATTAAGTGTCTGATTGTATTCTTTTCCGTCAACTAAATATTTGCTGTAATATCTTGCATACAGCAAATTGAAATCCGCACCCCAATTAATATTTTTCATTTATTGGATTGCTCCTTTCTGCTGATTAATCGTTAATCATAAAGCTAAGTGCGATAATGTTAGCTGGCTCAATAGCTTCACAACTATCAAATGCACTTATATCAACTTTCGTGTATTCAGATACTTCTATCTCCTGTTCTCCTAGTTCTTCAAGTTCTGATTTTATCTTATCGTTGTTATCTTTATTTTCCTCGCGTATCTTTTCTATCGTTTCTATGACTGCCTTAAAGTGTGGCTCTAACATCTTAATGTTAGACATAATGGCAACTGCTAATCTGCCACCCATTTTAAGCTGTGCTACACTTGCAAGTGCTTCATAATGTGCTAAAACTTCATTTCCTGTTATTTTCATAGTTAATCTCCTTATTTCTGAATTAAACTTAATTTTGCTCCGACTATTAATCCGTCCTCATTCTTTGCTCTTGTGAGATACGGATATGTCACATCTCCTGTGTATATTGTCATTTCCTTTTGTGTACCGCCTAAGAATAGGACTTGTGCTGTCGGGAATGGGTTATTTTCATCACTAATCACATTATCAAGCAACAACGCCTGTTCACCTGTTAATGGTGGCAATTGTAGTTCTACTTTATCCTTAATAGCCACGATTGTGCCTACCATTTCTCCATAATCGTTTCTTCCTGTGTTCTTAGACCAAATCTTATTCCTACTATATGTGTAGCCGTTATATGCTACTGGGAATGTCACTCCCTCGATAATTACAGCACTTATCATTCAATCGCCCCTTTCTGCCTAAAAATTGGTAACAAAAAAGAACATATCATCTCTGATACGTTCCCTTAGTTTTATATATTTATATTTTCAAGTTGTCCCTACCACTAACATTTTATTTCAATACCCATTTTGAATTTTTATTTATTAAGTTAATTAAACAGCAATATCTTCAATAAACATATTACTTAAATAAAATAAGTGAAATTGTAATATGTTTGTCCTTGATTTGCCTTAATTTCGGTATCACTATAAATTTGTAATGCACCATTAGGTGTCAATTGTCCATATGCCACAAACCCCGCCGGATTATATACTGTGACCGGAAATTTTATAATTTTACTCGGTCTATATTCCTTAGGCAGAGTTGCGACTGTTGTCCAGCTCCTAATTGCTACAGTATTGGTTAGTTTAGCTGGCATTATATTTACCAGTGCCAAAGCAGGTGCGTATGTTATGATAGCATTTTCGTACGTTGTTGTTGTATTGTTGTTCAGTTCACTTATCATATCATTATTACTCTTAATCCCATCTTCCATATGATTAAGCCTGTCTGGGCTTAATGGAGTGCCGCCGCTAGTGCCAGCTTTCCACGCTTGCTTTATGTATTGTATAAAATTCATAGTAAAACCTCACTTTCCAAGCACACAAAAAGGACACCTCACAATTAAGTGAAATGTCCTTGTCATTTTGCTATTTATTTGTTATTATTGGTATGAGTTAATTTGCATTCACTCATACGTGCTAATCAGAACAGGTCTATTCAACTTGTTCTGTTTTTTTATAGCTGTAAATTTCTTACAGCTATTGAATTTTCTTTCTGTTTGAGCTATTATATCTCACAAGAGAACTTATGCAACATTATTGAATAATTGCAGTATAAATTCTCTTCCAAGTTGGGTAATTCGTCTATGATAGATTACTTTACCGCTGTCAAGAATTTCTTGTTTAATTTCCTCATATCCCATACTGCTGTATGGTGAGTAAAGAACCCAAGTTCCATTGACATTGTACTGAATTTTTCTATCAGCAAGCAACTTGTTAAGTTGAATAGCAGAATTTAAGTTCAGCTCTTTAGCAATCTCTGTCATTGTATATGTTTTATTGACGTGTGTTAAGATAGCGTTCTTTCTTTCTGCTTCAACTCTTGCTTGCCTTTCTTTTTTTAACTTTGTTAATAATTCTATTCCAAAGTCTGGATTATTCAGTATTTCATCAATAACATTATCAGTAGCATATATTCCATTCTTGCGAATTGACGGAATAATCTCATCAGCTACTAATGCTTGAAATTTCTCTGCTGTTTCGTTTTTGGCTTTCATTGCTAGTCGGTAGAAGATGTTTTCTGGGATAAAATCTTCGTGCGCACAAGTGTGTACGCCTAAATCTTCCAAGTATTTCTCAACTCTGCTCCACATGATTACTTTGTTACCACTTGCGGCTATTCTTGTGAACCCAAGTCCTCTAGCAACATTTTCCAATCTTAAGTAAGCAACGCCATTCTGCTCATAGCAGTCTACGCCGCAAATATTCTTAGTGTTCATTGGTGCCTTAATCTCATTGTGAGTGTCATCTTTTGTAGTTGGATTATTATAACTCATTATTTTACCTCCTACAAATTTATCATTTGCTCAAAACAGAACTTATTGCGTAGTGGGAGTATATGCCCACAATGCCTCACGCAATAATATTATGCCACTTCCTTTGCAGACTTGTCCTGTCCCTTTAAATCAAAATTATTAACATTGTCCTGAATGGTTTCTATCTGCTGCAAAACTCCCATAAGAACATATGAAACTCTTTCGTTTTCCATATTTGCTAAAACTTCTGTTACTGTTGCGTGTGCAATTTCTGACGCTATGTCAATATTTGTTACGATTTCTACATTACTCATTTGTTTTTCCTCCGAAAATATTCTTGAATTTTCCGAAAGAAACTGATATGATAGATTTATCAATTCCTTTCGGATTGGTGGTTTGAGTAGCAACTAAAAGTTTTGACCGACTTGTTGCTACTCTTTTTTGTTGTCTTTAAGTTCTTTTTCTACTAACCCTATACCTTTCATAATGGTGTCGGTTCTTGTTAATTTCAATTCATCAGCACATTTCTGAATACGATTAGCTTCATCTTTTGTTATTCTGATATTAAGATTAACATTTCTAGGGTTTTCCTTATGTGGTCTTCCTGCTGGACTAATAATAATCACTCCTTTCAATTATTGCCCTTGCAATATTTATGCTATTATAATAACTGCCCTTGCAATAATTGTCAAGCACTTTTAAATAAAAAATGGAACGCACCGAAAAGATACGCTCCATTAAAATCATGTATTACCAAAAAATCAGCCCACATCTGTTACACACAAACCTATGTTGTGAATAAGTTCCGCCCTGTTGCTTAATCTTCTCTTTCTTATTAACCAGCGTAAACGGTCTAAACGGATTCAAATTAACGGTATATCTTGTCTTAGTTTTCTGTGGTACAGTTGTTGTAATCTGTGTGTGAGAGCAGTCCCAACTGCTACATCTTGGACAATATACTTCAACTAAGCCGTTTTCTGTCGCTCTGTACACTCCTTTAAAGTTAGGATTTAGTGGGCGTTGAATTTGTGGTTGCTGTTTTTTCTTTATTCCTAATACTTCCAGCATTTTATATAAGCCTTTTTTTAACATATACATTCCCCCTTATCTTTAGTACTTTAAATATATTCTTTTATTATTTATTTGTCAATTAATAAGGGAATGCTGCTTGCCCTGTCATATTAGTGTAGTTATTAGCTTTATCCTGTACCATTGTAAACAATTTATCAGCGTCACCTTGTAGTGTTATATTAACGTTGTTGTTGGCTTCTGACATAGCCGCTACAACCGCATTGTATACTGCTGGATAAACTGCATTAGCAATACCTGTTGTAATTTCTTGTTGATTGGCTACTGCTGTTCTTCCGTCCATAGTACCAACCATTTCGGGTGCTACTTCATTAGCAACGAATAACTGCCCTTTGTTTGGAAAGCCGCCATTTGCATACCAATCAACACTTATCTTGGGCACTTGAGGTGGCACAAGACTAAATTCGCCATCAATATCGAAATGTGGCGTTTTTATATGTGGGAAGCTAAGTCCTAAGTTGTCCCACCAATCTTTGAAATTATACCACATATCTCTTACTTTATAAAAAAAGTTCTCAACGGCTACTGAAATTTCACTAAGGGATGGTTTGCTATCCCACCAATTAACTACATTATTCCACTTATCTTGTATGCCTACTCTTATTCCATCTGCCATATCACGCCATCTATCTGCCGTAAAGTAAGGTGCTACGTGATTATTCCACCAATTGTAAATTCCGGTTGTGCTCCACCAAGAAGAAAAATCAGACCATTTATCTTGTAGACTTGACTTGAAATTATCACCCAAGTTGTTCCATTTATCTTTAGCAAACCAAGGCGTAACATCATTATTCCACCAATTATATATACCTGTGCCACTCCACCAATTATTGAACGAAGTCCAACTATCAGTTAAGCTGCCCTTTGCGTTATCTCCAAGAGATTGCCATTTTGCTTTTGTAAAATAAGGTGCTACGCTATTGTTCCACCAATTATATATACCTGTGCCACTCCACCAATTATTGAACGAAGTCCAGCTATCTTGCAAGCTATCTTTTGTATTATCTCCAAGTGACTGCCACTTCGCTTTAGTAAACCAAGGCGTAACATCATTATTCCACCAATTTACGATTGCTGTATTATTCCACCAATCTGTAATTTCATTCCATTTTTCTTGTGCAGCTATTTTTATATTTTCTATGCCATCTTTTGCTTTTTTTACATATTTACTATCATCTATGCTTGCTGAAAATTCCGTAATAAATTTAAGTGTAAGAATTCCGCCCGGAATAACCAAAGAAGCCAAAATTCCTGCAATTCCCCATTTGTCGTATATCTCCTGGTAAGCACCCCATATTAATTTTATTGCTGATACTCCTAAGTCAATTGCTAGGTCCAAAATTTTTACAGTTATTTTTCCTAAATCTATACCTTCAATAAACTTTATTATATTTCTTCCTAATTGTTCCCAATCAACAGAACTAACAAATCCATCTGCAAAATCCAAAACATTGCAAATAGCTTCTGTAATTGCTTCTCCTGTTTTTTTCCAAGGAAAAGCATTTATCCCTTTGTTTATTTGTTTGCCTGCGTAAGTACCTATTCCGTACCAGTCACCCCTTTTTATGGCTTTTTCTATTCTATCAGCCCAAGCAACTGCCGAATTTTCCATATTGGCAAATGCTTTATTCCACGCCGCTTCATATTCTGCCGCCGCCTTAGCAATATCATCTGTCAAATCAATAGTGCTACCGCCACCACCGCTTGAGCCCTTGCTTGAGCTTGTATCGTCCTGTAATTTATTTATTTCATCAAATCCCATAAGGGATAATGTAGCTTTCTTAGCTGAATCAGCTACATCTTTGTAGCCGTCTGAAATATCTTCTAAGCCATCTGATGTGTCTTTATAGCCACTTTGTCCGAAGCTCTCAAAGTCAATCTTAACACCCATTAAAGAAGCAAGACCAACTAATAATCTTTTGATTACAATAGTTACTCCGTTTACTACTGGCATAACCTTTGAAAGAATTGGGATAAATAGCTGTCCTGCTACCATTCCTACCTCTTTCATATTGTTACTGAACTGGCGTAACATATTGCTTGGACTGTTAATCGTATTAGCTAAATCACCCCAAGATACTTTTGATTGGTCTAATATCGCTAACACTCTTAACTGTTGTTTTTCCATCTGTGTCATTTCAGACACCGACTTAGAAATGCCTAAGTTGTAAGCATACGTCGCTAATGTAGCATTGGTAATATCAATACCATACTTGTACAATGCCCTCGATTGTCCGATTAAACCGCTTTGTAAGTTCTGTGCTACTGTTGAATAGTCCACATTGAAAAGTGAGCTTATATCGCCCGCAAGCATTGTCATTGACTTTGTTATAGCCGTTGTTGCTTCACCTGTCTGTCCTAGTGAGTTAGTGACAGAAGCTAACTGTGAAGCGTACTGCGTTATCTCTTGTATGTTAAGTCCTAAGTTCTTTGCTCCGCTTTCTTCAAGCAAACCACCTTGAACATTAACTTTTAAACCAGATAGCTTTCCAAGAGTATCATTTACTCTGTTCTGAAAACTTTCTGCGTATGCCGTAGCGTTATCATATCCGTACTTTTCGTAATCTTTATCCCACTCTGAACCAATCTTACCAAACGCAACCGCTTGATAGTTGAACGCTTCAATGTAATCTGTTGTTGACTTGATGGCTTCTATAAGTTTCTTGCTGCCACGAATTACCATAAAATAAGTAGCATAAAACCTGCCTATTGCACTTGCAAGACTGCCAAAGCCTTTTTTGGCTTTAGATGTACTTGAATAGGTGTTATTGAAAGACCTTATTAAACCATTGCTTGCAGTTCCAGCCTTGCTACCTTGACTAGCAAGATTAGCCAATGCGTTAGTCATTTGAATAACATTCTGGCTTACTGTTGGCGCTCTTGATAGCGTTGTCATTAAGCCATTTAAAGCATTACCTAGCTTTGGAATGTTTACAATGGCGTTTTCAATACTCTTACTGCCTAGCTTACCAAGTGACTTTGCAAATTCTGTGACTTGCGTTGCATTTTGTGGAATAGCTGATATGCTTGCAACTGCCTTTGTGACAGCTTGAAGTGATGTAGCTGTGTTAGTTAGTGCAACTGAATCAACAGAACCTATCTTTGTGATATTTTTGGCAAGCCTTGTAAAATCCGCTGTTCCTGCGTTCATATTCTGCATAGCAGAACCTAACTGATTAACACCACTCGCAAGACCGCTTAGTGATGAGTCATTCACAGTTGCAAGTGATGTTGACAGCCTTGTAAGCTGATTTATCAGTTTGTCAACAGAATTGATAGCTTTAGTGGCAGTACCGGTAATTTTGACTTCTAATGAATCTAATTCCACGCTTATACCTCCGGCTTATCATTTTTAGGGTGTGTTAAATCCCAGTTTGCTTTTCGTATTTTCATATTCAAAACAAACTCTTCTCTCTTTCTTTGTATTTCATCTTTGCTGTTCTCTTTTTTGTTAATATCTCTATAAATAGGCTTGTCTGGGTATTCAAGCTCGCCTTTACCCCAAGCACCACTTCTAACACCTATCTTGATTGCTGGGAGTATGTAGTTACCTACTGCAAGCCATATATCTGAATCCATTCGTTGTCTTTCAAGTTTCTTACCCTCTACAACAGCCCATAGCTTTTTAGGTGTCATTTTAAGAAAGTCTGAATAACTAACGCCTAGTGAACTGGCTAAAACAAAGTATTCTTCCCAGATTATTTTGTGGAAGTCTGCTTTTTCTTGTGGTCTTGTGGTACTACTGTCGGCTTCTTCTGTTCCTGTGTTGCTTCTTCCACATTGTCCGCCATTTCCTCTAACATCGCTGTTATTCCCGACAGCTCGAAAAAACCATCATCTTCCATCGCTTTCTTGATTTCTTCAAACAATGTTCTATATCCATAACTCTTATCTGTCTTTCTCTTCTCTGTAATATATGCTCTAGTGAGTTCCTTTGCTTCATCCATAGTTACTGGGTTATTGTCAATACAGCCTGCATAAATGGCTAAAATGCAAATCTCTGGCACATCTGCTGTCATATTTGCCAATCCATCAAAGGAAGCCTGTGCAACACTCTTATCTGTCTGTGCAAGTAAGTAAGAACCATTAACGACAGAAAACATTTTCTGCACAATTTCCTTGCATTCTGCTGCACCGAAGCTAAACTCAACTTTGTATTCTTTTCCATTTACATTAATATTCATCATAATTTTTACCCTTTCCCACCCTATCGTCCATATAGGGAAAGGTGCGGATTTTACACCGCACCTACCTTTTAAATTAATTATTCTGTTACATCATCAAGATATGATGTGTAGTCGGCTGTTTTGGCGTTTTCTACGCTATCCGACACAGCCTTTTTTGATTTAGTCGAATAGCTCATTATTCCCCCGATGTTGGGGTTACTGCTGTATCTGTTCCTACCATATCCTCAATAATAAGGTTGATAGCCATTGTAAGAAGTGAATTTTGCTCCTTGCCCGTAATTGGTAACTTTGAAGGCGGCTGTGCAACAAAGAACTCCGCATCTGATATGCCCGGAGTAATCTCTTGAAACCACATTCTCTTTCCATCAGTTAAAGCCTTATATTCTGTAATAAGGTCTTTCCACTCTTTGATTGTAGCTTCCGTCTTATTAACTGTTACCGCAACTGTATCTGTAACTGTATCTCTACCTGCAATGTTTCTTGTCTGTAAATCTTCAAGTGCTGATGCATCTATAGCCTCTGGGGTTACTGTAATCTCATCAATAGAATTGATTCTATGAAGAAGTTTAAACGCTGTTGGTTTAGTACCTGCTGTAGTTTCAACACCATAACTAAACGTGATTCCCAGTGCGCTTAATCCTGCTACTGTATCTGCCATATCTTCTTACCTCCTAAAAATTTGCAAAAAAATAAGAGCATTTCTGCTCTTTGTTACAATAATCTGTCATTTGCTCCGATTAACCGCCTAAATCGTGCGGTACTCTTATGTACTTTATTACTGATTGAGAACTCTGGCATTGCATTGCCCTGAAATCTCATTGTCTTAAATGTGTCTGTAATTACTGCCATAACCTTGCGACAATCAGACTTACTTGTGTTAGTGGTAACATCTACTTGAAATGTTGCTAACAATGCGTTAATTGTCTGTCCGTCAAGTGTTTGTCCTTGCTCAACTGCTGGCAGTAAATGAATGTATACTGTTGGGAATGCTGCTTGACCGCTGTTTTCCCCCTCATTGGTTATGACTATCTTTGGATATGTCTTTTTAAGCTGTGTTAGGGTTTTAGCCTTGACAAGTGCTGTGACTGTATTCTCAAGGTCTATCGCCCAATCGTTTGCATTTGCCATTAACTAAACACCTCTCTTGCTATGCAAAGATTATCGCTCCTTGCAAAATGAAAAAGTCGCTTTTCAGCGACCTTTCTTAAATAATTCTTCATATGTTCTTGCCCCTTTTCTATATCTATAAATTATGGTTTTTCTTGATGTGCCTGTTATTTTTTCCCATTCTGTCAAATTGTGTTCTTCTTCACCAACCCTAATAATTATCTGTTGGGGCTTATTTATTATTTTTGTATTTTGAATTAATTCGTCAACAGTACATAAACCTTTTAAATATCTTTGATATCTACTTCTCAATGTAGTCATTGATATTTCATATTCTTTATGTAAATCAAGTAATGTTTTTTCTTCTCCGTTTATAACTATCTTTCTTGTACATCTTTTGTTATAATTTTGAACATCTTTATCAGCCCATCTGCAATTAGACGGCTCATAATTGCCATTAACATCTATTCGGTCAAGGGATTGCTCGGCTTTAGTCTTTTTATCATTGTACCCGTTTTCATAAGCCCAATTAATAAAATTTACTACATTTTCCAACCATTCGTCACATACTTTTATACCTCTGCCACCATATAATGAATATGAATCGCAATTTGGGTTATAGCATCTATATTTCATACCGTGATAAATCTTGTACAACTTTTCGTGCGAGTATCCGTGACTATGATAGTCTTTCTCTTCACCTATGCAACCGCAAGATTTTGCGTGTCCATTTTCGAGAGAATCTTTTCTTGTAACAATAAAATTTCCACAATCGCATTTACATTTCCAGTATGCGTGGTGCTTATCATTTGGTTTTTTCACTTTTTCAACAGCTATTAATCTGCCATACCTTCTTCCTGTTAAATCAATCGCTTTTCCCATAATATCACCTCTAATTAAATTTTATAATTTAATTATAAACCCATATATTATAATTATCAAGTGTTTTATTAAACTTTACAATTTAATTTTATTATGATAATATATTAAAAATAATATAAAGGAGTTGATTTTATGTTAAAAGACGAATTAAAAGGTCTTATTGTATCTCAAGGTTTTACTATGTCACAAGTAAATGCTGAATTAAATCGTAGGCACGGAACACATCTTTCTTTTCAAAATTTTAGTAATCGCTTTCGCAAAGAAAGTTTTACTTATAATGAAGTTATAGAAATTCTTGATATAATAGGTTATAGAGCAGAATGGGTTAAAATTAACTAAATACTCTCCTTGCTACCTCAACATATTTCTGTATGATTTCCATATCAGCCTTATAAACAGGCATTTGTGCTTCTACGCCGTGTGTAAGAACTAAGGTTCCGTCATCGTCATAGTAACCCCACACTTTTTGTGCGCCGTGATGTTCGCCGTATGAGCCTATAACCATACCATTAACAACGCCCTCTGGGTGCTTGCTACTTCCAGCTGCTCCATTGTAAAAAACACCAGCTCCGAACTCTATAAACATAAGTTCTTTGCCCTCTACAATTAATTTTGCTTCGACATATTCTCCAACAGATTTCATCTCAACATAGCTGTGATGGCTTGTATCAGAACCGCTACGAACGCCTTTTTCATCATAGGTGTAACTAGCTTTTGTCATATTTTCGTCTATGACAGGTATTCCAACTTCTGCAAGCTCTTTGACAAGCTGTGAAGTTTTTTTGATAAGCCAGTTCTTATACTGTTGTAACTGTCTGATAGCTTCATTTACAGACTTTTCAGACAAAGATATATTAATTGTATGTCTTGCCATAATGCACCTACTTTACAACTGCTTTAAGCATATACTTAGTTGAATATAATGCTGGCTTAATACCTACAATCGTGAAGTCTGCTGATGTTTCATCAACAAGACTGTCAGATGTGTATGTAGGCTTGCTATCAAGCCATATAAGGTCGCCTTTTTGAATAGGTAATGTATCCCTATCTGTCAGCAAAATAGCGTCAAAATCAGCCGTATCAAAGCCGTATTCTTTGCTTTGTGCTTCTCCGCCGCTGAATGATATGTTTGCTTTGAAATCGACCGGCTCTGAAAAACCTGTTTTCTCTTCAAGAACTTTGGGTATCTTATTTCCCTCATCATCAAGATAAGGAATGAAGTTGCCATCTGTGTCGGTATATCCCTCATATAGAATATTGCCGTCTTCATCTCTTTCATAGATGGTTACTGTCTGTCCTTGAAGTGAATACTTCATAGCCTGCTTATTAATGTCAAGCATTGTTCTTTACCTGCTTATAAATCTGATTAATGCCTGTGCTTGATAATCCGGACACAATTCCTACTGCGATTGCATTAAGAATGTCATTTGCCGGAAAGTCCGGTATTACATACATACCTACAACGCCTAAGATACCGCCTGCAACGCCTACGATTATAGGAATGTAATTATCCTTAATGTGTGGAATTGCTTTGGCTCCTAAACCTATCAGATATGTTATTACAACGATTGCAACTACTGTTGATACTGATGTTATATCCATTCTGCTATACCTCCTTATCTTCATTAAGTCGTGCTTCCAATCCGTCTATTCGGTGGTGTGCCGACTTTACACTTTCCTCAACCTTAATAATCCTGTTATCGTGAGAATTAAGTTCTTTTCTCATTTCTGTAACTTCATTCTTTATCTCTGTTGTATTGCTTGATATTGTGTCAAGTTTCATATTTATGCGTGTATTTTCCTTTACACGCTCTGTAAGTTCTGCATTGTCAGACTTTTTGTTGTTCTTAAGATTAAATCCCAACGTAAACAGTCCGAAAAAGACGGAAAAAGCAACTGAAATAATGCTTATAATTACTGCTATTGGCATTGATATACCGCCTTTCATAATTAATAATGGCACACCGCCCACCACCCTTAATGTGTGCCGCCTGCTACCATATTGGTAACGCACAATCTTCTATAGCCTTATCTGCATTACAGATAATTTACTTTTTCTACAACTTGGTAGATAAGCTATAACACTTTGGCAAACGGAAATACCCCAACAAATAAGCTGTCTCTATTTCTCCAAGTTCTGTTGACACCACCCTCGCTTAAGGCAGACATAAAGTTTTCGCCTGCTTGTGAATGGTCGTAGACAGCCAGATTAACGATAACACTCTCAAATTTCTTCAAGTCCTCGGTTATCATTTCATCTGTGTAGCTGTCGGGATAACACCTCTTTGCTTTTACATCTTCTGTAGCCTGTTTAATAAGCTGTTCGATTACTGGATTATCTTCTTTGTTATCGAACACTACCACATCAGATGTTGTATCATCATCATTTGTGACTGTCTCAATATGAAATTGTTTAAGTCTGATTTTAACTTGCTCTAATGTGGTGTATTCCATAATTTCAGCTCCTATAACCCTAATTTCTCAATTAACAGTTCTTTAAGTTCTGCTCCTGTAAGCTCCATTGCGTTCTCAATACCTTGTTCTAAGGCAAGTGTCTGCAAGCCCGCTGTTGGCATACGCTTAATAGCTGTCTTTGTGTAATCGCTTGTAGGTTGAGCAGGGAACTTGTCCTGCTCTTCCTCATATTTAAGCTCATCTCCATAAACAGCTTCCTGTCTTACATTATCCGCTGTTACTTCTTCGCTCTGCTTTGCGGCGTTGATTTTATGTCGTCTTAATAACATATAAACACCTCTTACTTTCCGAACTTAGCAAGAACAACCTTTGAATCGTTGCTTAAGACTGCTGTATAGTGTTCATCGCCAGAGATAACAGTTGTCTTTGCAAGAATATCTCTGTCCGATTCAATCTCAACGCTTCTCTTCATATAGATTGTAAGTGCGTTCTCTTCCTCTGATACGCCATCTGCACCTGTGTCCTCGTTAGGGTCTTCTGCTGATACAATAACAATAGGACAAGCGTAGAACTCTGTTGTAACAGCCTTTAACTTGCTACCTACCTTGATTTCCTTACCCTTTGGCTTAAGCGTATGTGCAAGTGCTGTGTCAAGATGAACATTCGTTGTATCCTCGCTTGTTGTATCAGCTACAACATTGATTGTTCCTGTTGAATCATCAAGCTCATACTTAACTAACTTAACTTTCTTTGACTTAACAACCTGCGCTCCCGCAATAGAACCGATAGTTCCATTCATAATTACATTAAGTGGGTACTTGTCATTGCTCTTGAAATCATCGTCATTAAGCAATGTGGCTTCCTGCGCTGGATTAATGAATAATATCTTTGTAAGTGATGAATCTGATTCATCATCAAATTTGCTATTAGCCGCTACAACTGCTGAATAGCTGATAGGTGCTGCTGTTCCATCGTGATCAATAGGTGCTGTGCAAAGTGCGTCATAGCTGTCATTATCAACCTTTGCAGCGATTGACATAGCAATCTGATTGATAGCTGTACCAAGTGGGTCGCCATAACCAGATAACACTGATTCGTCTGTAAGTTCTACTGCCTTACCTGCTTTCTTAACCTTTGCTTCTGTTGTAGATGTTGTAAGTACTGTTGTACCCATAGCAACACCTTCTGCTACATCCTGTGCATCACCTATATAAGCGTATTTTGGGACAACAATAGTGCTTCCCGGTCTGCCTACAAGTGTTGTATCAACTCTTGCAATAGGCGAAAACTTAATTTTCTTTGGTAACTTAGCTGATACCATATCAGCCATTACCTGTGGGTCTACTAAATTTGCTAACTTAGTCTGTGGCATAGTTTGTTTACCTCCGTTTTCTACTCTGTGAACTTCTTATAAAGTTCTGGATTCTTATTTTTGAATTCCACTCTTTCGTGGTAATTCATCTTATTGAACTGTTCCTGTGTTATCGTGCTTTCTTCTCCACCGCCTGCATTAATAGCCGGTCTTGATTTAAGCCACTCTGCCTTAGCTTCTTTAACCTGTCTTTGCACTTCATTAGCAATTACAGTTGCTATAAGGCTATGGTCTGCATCTGTAACCGCCTCAATCAAAGAATCAATATCCTTTCCATCACCTATAACTTTCTGATAAGCATTGACAGCTTTCATATGATTAAGTTCTTTGCTCATGTTCTCGAACTTTTCGGCCTGCAACTTTTCAGCTTCCGCCTTTGCTTCCGCTTCCTGTTCTTCTGCTGTCTGCTTCGAGCGAAGTTCTTTCTTGTACTTAGCTGCTTCTGAACTGGCTTTATCAGAAGCATTCTTATACTTCTCTTTTTCAGCTCTTTCACTAGCAAGCTGTGCCATAAGTTCTTCTACGCTAGGTGTCTGTTCTTCATTCTGTGGCTCATTGTTAGTTGTTGGTTCTGTTGTTGTGTTAGTTACATCTGCCATAATTTCTTTACCTCTGCTTTCTGCGTTTTTTGTTGTTCTCTCAACTTCTTGCGATATTTGTATTGCCCTTTCTCTAGGGCATATAAAAAGCCACAAGGCATTTCTACCCTGTGGCTCAATATCAATTTATTTATCTGTTCTGCTCTTATCTATAACTGGACTATTTTCTGTCTGGTCTGATAAGTCTTGCATTGTGCGGTCTTTGTTAGGCGATTGTTCGCCATCTCCGCCCTCTGCTTGGTTCTGTGTGTCTTTGTTAATTATACTGTCTTGATATGCCTTAACCATCTTTCCGCTTCTCGCTACAACATCGTTAGGGTCATCAAAAAATGGAATTGCATCAACTGTATCTTTAAGACTAAATCCGTGGCTTATCAATGTCGCCATAGCATTAACCTTGGTTGACATTTCATAAGTTTTTTGCCGTTTAATGTTAGGCTTTACATCTCTTGCCTTTAATTTAAGTAATGGGTTACTGCTACCAACATTGTTTGACAGCTTGATAGCTGCAAGAACAACTTTTATCTCTTCCATTTTGCAGCCATCAGTAATTAATTGCTGTTTTGCCGCTGCTGTTTCAGCCTGTGACCAGCCTGTCGCGTCCGACATTGCAACTCCTGTACTGCCACCGCTATTATCATTTCGTTGTGGCACATTACATTTCTGCAAGATTATCTGTCGCCTTGATTGGATATTGTTAAGCATACCTGTGTAATCGTAATTAATTGCAAGTGGCTCAACTATTGGAGTTTTGCCATCTGCTGATGTGTAGGTCTGCATCCATTCTCCAGATTTTGGTTTCCTTACTTTTTCAGTGATATGTGGTGTTCCGTCTTTATCAACTGTTGTTTCCTGTTCAACTGGGAAATCAACATCATTTGTGTGCCATACCGCCTGTGTGTTCTGTTCGACATCATTGGTAAAATCTGAAATGAGTAGGTTTAAGTTATCCATTTCAGATATTTGCCGTTCAAAACAGCCCATTCTATCAAATGACCTTGTATATTCAATAATAGGAATTTTATGTAATGGATTCTCTTCCCCACTTCTCTCTAAAAATCCCCATTTTGTTTTTCCTTTTTCTGGTCCGTTTGTGATTTTTATCCCATCCGTAATTTCATAACGAATATCTTTTGTAAAACAGGTGTAATATCTTGCACCGTTATGTTTGTCTTTGATATAAGTGCCTGCAAGAATAACCCTCTTGTCACTATAAGCTGTTGACCTTACAACAAATGTTGTTCTTGGGTCTAATACATCATATGTGAAATAGCTTTCCCCATCTTCATATTCTGTATTCACATCAATAAGGACATAGCCAACACCGCCGATTTCAACATATCTTGCAAGCTCCTGTTGCTTTTGTCTTGCGTTCTGTGATTCGTAACAACTGTTTAATTCTGCTATAGCTTCTGTGAAATTAGAATCCTCATTGTCGCCATTTTGAACTAGCGTTATAGGATTTCCCCACTTAAAACCTAAATTAAACTCTGTGACCTCGTTAGCCACATTGTCACAGCACTCACAGTCAATGTCTGGTCTGTAAGTCTTTGGGTTCTTCCTAACTATTGGCTGTATTCCTGCGTCATAATCAAGAAGAAACTGTATTCTGTTGGAATTAATATCATGTTCCAAAATTGCTTCACGCAAAATTGGTATTATATTGTCAGGTGTTATTTCTTTTGCACCTGTATAAATAGCAATTCTTCCTGTTTGCATTATCTACACCTCTAATAAAATGTCATACCGCTTGAACTTCTGCTTTGTGGTATTTCCTTAATTTGAAAATCATCATCATCGTTAGGTACATACCATATCCACTTATGGCAATGTTTGCACGCCAACTTATGTGTTCGTGGGTCTTTACTATCTGCCTTAGTTAAAAACTTATGGCAGTTCGGACACATAATTGACTTGTCTTTGTTTGTATAAAAAATCATATTATTACCTCGTTACATAGTAAAAGCACCGCCATAATTAAATGACGATGCTTTTCGATAAGGATTATACATGTTTATGAAATTTGCTTTGCTCATTGTAATAATACATAATTTTTTCGTCACAATCGTAACATCTTTTAATTTTTTTCAATAAATCTTTGAAAAGCCATTTTTACGCTACTTTCTGTGTTGCCACCTATGATATGTGCTATCTGAATCCAAGTCTTATTTTCTAAAAATCTAAGATTGATTATTCTTCTCATTCTGCTATCTTCAACGCTTGCGATAAACTCTTCAACCTCATTGGTTTTTTCCAACAAATCATCTTCAAGCAACTGCAATGTGGCTTTTCTAGCATAAAGAAGTGTTTTCTTTCTGCTGTACTCTGGAAATGGTATGCCTTCAATCTTAAAATGCTGTTTGCCACCATTGCCACCGCTAACAGAATCTATAACCATTTCTCCAGCTTCAATTTTGCCTATATCTCTTTCAAGCCGTTCTATCTTTAGTCTTACTTCTTTTACTTCTTCATGTAAATCCGAATATTGTGATAAAACTTCCTTTGTTACCATAAATTCCCTCCTGTTATATTGGACTTGACATAATTACTGTCTTTTTTACTCTATTTCCTCTTTTCATTCTTAATGCAAAATTTGAAAAAACATCCGGTACATCATCGTGCAAATTTTTACCAGATACTGAATATTTCAACAACCAACTCATCATCTCTGCGTAATCGCTCTTGGGTTCATATAGGCTTCTATCTTTAAACACAATATGTTGCAATACCCAACTAGAACATTGAAATATTCTTGCTTCTTTGTTTGTTTCAGTTGCAGTGTCTGATATATTGCATAACCAGCCTTTTTCTTCTACTCGTTTTCTGACTTCATTTGCAACTCTATCTCCGCCTTGATTAGCTTCAAAATCGCAATCTTGTATTTCGTTATCGACAATTAAATTTGCTGAATTTTCATATTGTTTTTCGTAATCTGCCGAATTGTTGCATATAGTATCAGTGCAGTAATACGTTCCCTCATATCCTTCAAATTCAACCAGGCAAGGGAACACATAAAAATCAGTACCAGAGGATTTCGTGTCACATTGTCCAGTAATTCTTTTAATTCGTGTTTTAGGAAGTTCTTTATATCTCATTATTTTGTTTTCTGGATAAAGCAATCCCTCACGTTCTATTGGATCTTGCTTATAAAGACATCTATAAGATATATCATCCATTGTCAGCGCTTGATCATTAAAAAATTCCACCGACATTCCATTATATTCATAGTCAAAATTACTTTTCCCTGTTTTAGGGTCAATATCTGGAATCGAAATAATTTTTAACTTTGGGTCGTTTCCATAAAGCTCAATAATATGTCCAATAATGTCTTTTGTGCTCCATCTGGTCATTATAATTATTTCTTTTACTTGTTCGTTTAGCTTTCTTTGCTTTAAATCGACTCCATAAATTCTCCATATTTTTTCAAGAATTATTGGATTAAGTGCTTCTTCAATAGAACCTATAAGGTCATCACAATATAAATAACGGTTAGTTCTAACCTTACCAGCATTCTTAGCTCCTATTGATGAGCATTGAATACTTGAAAATGCTTTGTATTTACCGAAATTAGCTTCTTGTGCCTGTGCATTTGTGCTTTGTAATGGTAAATTAGGGAAAATAACATTCCATTTATATTCTTTATCATCTGTTGTTATGTCAAGCACTCCTTTATAAAACTTTCCTGTAATTTCGTTGCTGTGAGAAAAGAAAAGGCTGTAATCTTTAGGGTGCTTGCCAATTATCCAAGAGCAAAAAAATTTTTCTAGTGTAGTTTTTTGCGTTCCTGGTGGCATAGAAATACATAATCTATTATATTTGTCGTCTTCCAAATCTTGCATAGCTTGAATAAGCCCGTATTTATTAAGCTGTTTCATTTTTGGCTGATAAAATCTTTCACTCTCTTCTCTGTCTTTTTCAAGATAAAGCAAATAGCTGTGGAATAAGTGCGGAGCTTCAAGCAATAAGGTATCAAAATATCTATTAACTAAATCATTGTCTATATTGTTGTTAAATGTATATTTTTCAAGTTCAAAAATATCTATGCCTATATCACGCATACAAGCCTTTTCTATAAGTTCTTTTGCCCTAGCTGTACATTTTAACATTGCGTCAATTTCACGCTCATTCTTGGCAAGTTGGCACACGTTGTAGTAGGTTTCTATAATATTTTCATCTATTCCATTTTGGGATATGTATTTTTCGCAATCATCTATCAGTTGATTTAATTCGGAATTCAAGAAAAGCACCTCCACTTTTCAGCAAAGGTGCTTATAGACCTCTGCCTATAACTGTTTTAGGGTAGCGACTACAATCAATCTGTAGCCGGTATTTTTATTTACATTCTAGGGAAATAATAAAAATTCCATCCGTTTTTTATCTTTTGTTCTCTACACCAAGGCAAATACTCATTAAGTTTTCTATTAAAATCCATATTTGCACTGTATTCATCCCAAGCCTTTTGATTTATTTTGAGCCTTTTTCCTGTTATGATGTGGTCAATTAGAAAATATACACCCAAGAATAAAAATGCGGCTCCTGCTATCGCAAGCATTACTATTATTTGCATTTTCAAACACTCCTAACAATTTATTTTGATACCCTCTGTTAATATGGCAGTTTTATCCTCATTCAAAATTACATTTCCGTTTTCATCTGTTTTATGCCATTGTGCATTAACTTTAATCATTGGACTTTGCTTTGTATGAGCGATAAAATGCAATTCTATATCGGTACATCTTACTTTTTTGCCGTCAATAAACACTTGTGCAGTTTTGCCATCGGATATTATCTTAATTTTCTCATTCATTCCTCATAAACTTCCTTGCTTCCTCCATTATTTTAGAACCCCTAGCAGAAGTCATTTCAATATGGCTTTGTGGCAGTCTGCCAAACTTTTCCAAAGCATATTTTTCTACTTCTTCTCTTGAAATATCTATACCAAAATTTCTCAATGCTTCTTTAGATGGCGATTGATACTCCGATGAAGGGTTATCAATGTTGTTCATTCCTCACAGGCCTCCATCTTTGTCAATAATTCCCTTATCTGTTTCTTTAGTCTCTTCTCTGTTGCATTAAAATCCGCAAGCCTTACAAAATCTTCGTTTTCCTTAGCTTCTTCAAACGCTGAACAGAGTCCATTGTTTTTGTATCTATATACCGGTATCGCATATATATCACTCATTCCTCATAAACCTCTCAAAATCTTTTCTGCACTTAGGGCATAAATCATATGTTCTTTCTAAAAATTTATATCTACGGACATTCTTGATTTCAAGGCACATATCATTATCTTCAAAAGTGGGAACTATATCTCCGCAACATCCAACTTGCTTAAATCTAACTTCTTTCCAGCTCTTAGGTATTATTTCTTTTCCGCACCTGTCACAAGTGTGCCATTCTTTTTGATGTTTCATTCTTCCACCAACTTTCTACCGCAGATAGGGCAATAATTGATATCCATAACTTCCCAAAAATCAAAATAACTGTTAAACACACCAATCTGATACGTGTTATCTTCCGCTTGCATAATCCCATCTGATAAGTTTCTGTTCGGAACTAAGCTATAATCATCAATATTCCATTTTGTAGGATTTTCGCAAAATTCACACATATCACTTCTTCCCCCATAAATTATCTGGTAATTCCTCGCCGCCATAAATCTTGTTAGCGTATTTCTTAAATGTCGGTACGCTACAACCTGCTACTTTTGCCGCCTTTACTTGCGAAGCCTGTCCCGATATGTACAGGTTAATTGCTTCATAAAACTTATCTTTGTTTAGTGGATGTACACCCATAGCCATAATAATCACTCCTTTACATTTCTATAAATCTATTTGCCAGCTTGCCAAGATATTCAGCGTTGGCAAAATGTGTTATTGAGTAGTTTGTGCTTTTTCTATGTTCTCTGATAAAATGGTCGTTAATCATTCTCTGTAAAACTGTAAATCCGTTATCGTCTGTTTCGTATATAGTGTCAGCGTCGAAATGTCCGTGTTCCGTATCTGTGATAGTTGATAGGACAAAACATACATTCTTTAATGTCTTATCTGTAAGTATTGGGTGTACTTTATGGAAATAGATTTCATATAACTGCATATACATCTTAAATCCATCTTTAACACAATCGCATATAGCTGAATTATCTATATCGTCGTCACAGATGTTATTAAACCTATCAACCATATCTTTTTCTTTAAGCAACATTTCATCTCTTGCGACTGCTCTTGCCGTCGGTTTCTCTGAAAACGATGTATGTACCTCTCCATCAATGTTAATTGATGTATTGTCCTTATTAGTAATTTCTGGATTATAATCTCTGTTTATATTCTCTGTAGTAATCTCTGGTAATGGTCTGTCGTTTTGTCCTTCTCGACAGGTCATTCTGTCCTGTCGGTCTGTCATATTGTCTTGTCGATTTGTCATTCTGTCCTCATTGGAATTAAATTTATCCACAAGTTCCTGTAGTTTCTTAGTATTTATTGTGTACCACTTTGTTTTATCAATAGCTAATTTATTGTAATTAGCTGATATAACAATTCCTTTACTTTCAAGCCTTGTGAATGTTCTCTGTATCGTTTTTTCACTCCAATATGGAAAATTATTAATTCTCCAATCGCTGTATGAGTTGTAAACCCAATATTTACCATCAACAAGGTTCTTTTCAGCTTTTTTATTAATTTCTATCCAGTAATTTAACTGATTAAGCACTATTGCTTCGTTTAAATCTCCTAAAACAAGTGCTAAATCAGTATTTACAATAAGTGTTTTTGATTTGTCAATGAATAATTCTTTAAAATTCATAAATTACCTCCTGTGAAAGATAACAGCACTCCACTTGTGCTTAATCTGTGAATAACAAAAACAACAAACAGGCAGTTCACAGGTCTGCTTTTCGCTTCGTCAAGCTAGTTTGTTGTAATCGGATAGACAGGACTTGAACCTGTGACTACTTGAATAAATCAAGCGTTACTCCCAACTGAACTACTATCCGTTGTACAGTTTCTTGTGTTGGAAAGTATTTATGGCACTTCATTACGCTATCTGCCATCCTGTTCGCAAATCAACCAACACAAGCATTTTAATTATTCAGCAGGGATTACTGCAACGCCTGCTTATTCGGGAGCTACCCGACCACTTGATGTGGTGTGGATTTGAACCACACATAAACAAGCACTCCTGTCCTTTCAAGCCCCTAGCAATCAGGTATTCCCCTGTGGTTATGCTATGGTGGATTCGAACCACTAGCTCATTCTATCTGCTATTAGCGTTTACCCATTCCGCCACACATCAACTTACTCACACCTCTTAACCTAGGATAAGTCTGCAAACAGCATTACGCACGCAGACCCAAGAAGTGCTTTCAAAACGCCGATATCGTGAATCGAACACGAACAACATTTCTGTTGGATAGCTTAGCAAGCTACTGGAATACCTTTATCCCATATCGGCAAAGTGGAGAAGATAGGAATTGAACCTACAATGTTTACCGCAAGGGAACAGATTTACAGTCTGCCGCAACACCGCCAATCGTTGCCGCTTCTCCATATCGTTTTAAAAGACTAGCATTGTGAAAATGTTTCGATTAAGGTGGATAGTTGATACTGAAAAACAATGCTAGTCTTAATAGCAGTATAGGCTATGACACCTATAACAGGTCGTCGCAAAGCTGGATGCATCATTCTACCCGTGCAGTTGGGCTGTTCAAAGAAAGTGGCTTCGCTCGCTGCCTATCCCTTATGGATAACTGCCTAATTATGAGATAATTATTACGTGTTGTTCACACATAAAACCTCACGGACTTTCTGACAGTCCTTAACAGCTCTCGCTATGAGGTGAAAGGAGAACTTAATGTCATGGTAATTCCACCAAACCAGTAAGTTCAAAGGTGCAAGTAACGATTAAGTACTTGCGAACTACCCCTATCAGAATCGAACTGATGATGTAAGAATCAAAATCTTATGCCTTGGCCGCTTGGCTAAGGGGCAATTAAGCTACTCTTTATCTTCAAAGAGTGCTGCAATATCATTTGTGCTATCAATCTGTTCTACAAAGTTATCTGTGCCGTTAGGATGTGTGTCTGGATTACCATTGCAATTTTTGCAAGGCGTTTCAAACCACATTTTAAATTTATATAAGCAATTGCAGCAATCTTCCTCCGGCTTAAGCATTAGACATCACCTGCCTGCCTATGATTAGCTCTGTAAGAATCAAAGCCATCTGGATAACGTGCTATAAGCTTATCTATGTTTGTCTGCATTACATCATCAAGACTGAATCCACAAGATTCACAAATCATAGCAACGTACCACATTACATCGCCGCACTCTTTCTTAAGATATTCTAAGTCTATGCCTTTTTCGTGGAATATGCCCTTTTTAACGAGGTCTGATACTTCGCCAGCTTCACCAGTTAAACCTAAGACGCCATTAAGAAGTCCTGCTATGTCATTTATGTTGCTACACTTAGCATTGCTTTCTGCCAGAGGACTAAGTGGAAGCTTACCAGTTAATTCGGTACTTAATCTATGATGAGCCATTTTATCGTTAGTACGCATAGCCAATTTTTGGTATTCATTGCCTTGCATTTATAACTCCTAACTCTTTTTCTGTTTTTTAAAATTTTTTGGAATTTATTCAGCCGACTAGCTGATTCTCTGATGTGCTTATTGAATATCTTGTGATTAATTAATATGTGTCTATTATACACCTAATTAGCTTAAATGTATAGATGTTAATTGGATTATTTTTAATTAAATATATAAGTGATTTATTAGTATTAATTATATGATTAATGGCTAGGTATTATTTATATATAATTATATAATATGTGTATTATGTGGGTAATAATAATATAAATATATATTAATATATAAAGCCTTTTTCTTGTCGTGGAAAAATGAGTGACTTAGTTGGGGCGTGTTCCGAGGACAAATAACCCCCCTCCGCCCTTGTCTATGTAATTGTGTCTATTTTATGCCATATTATCAAACAATTAACACAATTAACACCATATCCATACCATAACGCTGATAAACCTTAATTTATCAGCGTTATATAAATACTTATTACTCACAAACCCAGTATTTAAGCGGTTTGCAAGCTGTTTAAATTGTGTCTGAATTGTTTACAGCGTTTATCTGCTGTTTATCTATTAATTGTGTACTATTTTGGCTCAATTGCTGGCGTATTTCTGCGGCTGTAAGAGTTGTTTTGTTGCTGCTTTCTCTGCTAACGCCAGGAAGATTCCAAGTAAAATGATGATTCATGGCTGCCAATTGTCCAATTGGGTTCTTACCAGACCAGAGCCGTGCTTCTCCACTAGATTCATAATCTTTTGACAATTTTTCCCACAAATCATAAGCCGAAGTACTTAGTCTACCCGCTTTCGTTCGTTCATTAGCCCAATTATATATAACAGTTTCTCTTATGCCAGTTAATTTACAATATCCTGATATAGTACATATTTTATTATACTTATAACACATATATATATAATAGTCTGCTATATAGTTAAGATACTCATAATTATAACTATTACAATTACTATTATTTATATTACTATATTGGTTATTATAATTATTATTATTATATCCCTGTAATTTACCCTTTAATTTTAACCTATTAGTGCCTTTAAAAGTATTGTTATATACATAAATCAAGGCGGCATAAAAAAGGGATTGCGGAGCCGCTGCCATATCTTTAATGTTTTCATCTTTGCAAAATCTTTTGAAATACATATCAATTTCATTTTCAAAAATTTCTTGACTTTCTGGTGCTTCCTGTACTTTCTCCATCTGTTCCCCTTTCTGCTGAAGCTTATCCAGCTAATTATATTATTAATACAAATAAAAACACCCAATAACTATTATATAATTATCGGGTGTAAATCTTATATATTTAATTATTAAAATAATATAGCATAAATATATTATAAAGTCAATCTTCTTCTATCGTCTTAAAATTCGTAGCTCTTCCTCTGCGATTGGCTTTCTGTTCTCTGCTCCGATTATTTCGTCAAGACTTGCGTCTATATCAGCAAGTGCCTTTTCGCTGTCAAATCCAAGCTCAACAACCTTGTTCAATAATTCAATAGTTTTCATATTGCTCCGCCCTTTCCGGTTATTTAACATCAATATATTGTTCAGCATTCTCTTCAAAGCTGTTAATCTTTTCTAACAACTCATCAGTAGTGACTGTTTCAAAATCACCACAACTATACTCTTCTTCGCCATAGTCGTAGTGGTCGCCAAAACTGCCACAGCAAGGACAGAACTCCATATCTGCTGTTGTTCCGTAACTGATTTCCCAGTTGCCATTTTCAAGGTGGCTGTAATCAGTCCAAAAGCCATAACAACCACCGTTGCTGCACTTCTCAGAATCGTATTCCGAAAAATCGTTAAATCTCACCTTTTTAACATTCTCAAGTTCTTCCTTTTTCATATTGCCCACCTTTCAGCGTTTCCGCTGTCCTTTCTTTTAATGTATCTTAAGTATATACCAATAGTGTTACATTGTCAACACCCTTTTTAGTGTTATTTAAAAATATTTTATTTTTTCGTCGTTGGTTGGTACTATCTCTAAAATGTCGTTTGGCTGGCATCTTAATATAATACATAATGTATTTAAAGTTTTTGTATTAATGTCACTCCTGTTTCTTAGATTCTGCATTGTGCTTTCACTTAATATCTTCTCTTTCCTCATTCTGTTAGCGGTGTAGCCACGCTGTGCCAGCTCTTTTAATACATCTATTTTATATGTAATCATTTACAAGCTCCTTTCTGTTTTGTTTTTACTATTATATATAAAATATTGCAGTTTTGCAACACTTAAAAACAAAATTTAAAAACATCTTAAAAGGTGTTGACATACACCTTAAAAGGTGTTAGTATTAGGTTACAAATAAAAAAAGGCGGTCACTCCTACCAAGAACGAACCGCCACCAATCAAAAAGAAAGGTAAGCCGATTATATCACAATCGGCGAAAAGGTACAAGAATTATGAGAAAATTAACAATTGCAGAAAAGAGAGAAAAAGAGTTGAGAATGGCAACGGAGACTTATAACATCAAATATGAAATTGCAAAACATTTAATGAACCGCTTTTGCAGATTGAACGCAGACCTTGACAGGCTTTCATATTTAGAAAACGAGGAAAGAACTTGCAACCGCCAGAGCACAAAAGATTTATCTTTGAGCTGTGACAGGCGAATTGATAAATTAAATAAAGATTTAGAGCCTTACGGCTTAGCACTGGATAGCTTTAGTCACTTAATGACTATTGTTGTAAAAGGCACTACAAGGACAGCAATAGAAAGTTTTTATTATAACTAAGGAGGCGCAAAAAGTTTGATTCCCCGGCTTGCTAAAATAAAAGAGAGGAAGTACAATATACTTCCTCTCTTACCATTCAAAATAGCACTTGTCCTAAAAATATACAACAACAAATGTCTTTGTTATAATAGCATATAAAATATAAAAAGTAAAGGAGATTTAAAAAGATGGCAGGATATTATAAAAATCAAATGAGTAACAACGCCGTTTGGGCGTATTCGCAAGGTGAAAAACCTATGTATAAGTGGACTAAAACCACTATTTTAGAAGAGATAGATAACATTTTTTGGCACGCTGATAAAAAACAGAAATAGATTTTAAAAAAATGACATTAAAAGAATTGAAAGAGAATTTTCTGGTGTGGTCTTCCTGGCATCATACAGGAAAAATTTACAATGAAACAGATTTTTATTGTATAGAAGAAAATGCAGTATTAAACTTTACGGTTAAAGAATTCGATGAAATTATATCTAACAGAAAAAAGAGAACGTATACAAGAAGAACTGCGGCAGAGTTAGAACAGATTAAAGCAGAAAAAGAAAAAGATATATTGCTTACCGAGAGAAGCAAAGAAATTTATAGAAAATTATATATAATTTATATATATAAATCAGATTTAAAAACCTTTAAGGGTTTAATAAACAGGTTTTTGAATGATAAAATAAATATAGAAAAGGATTTTGCCGAAAGTGTAGAAATCGCAAGGCAAAAAGAAGAGCACAGAATAAAATGCTGGCAAGGAGATGCAAACGACTGGCACAACAAAGAAGGAATTGTTGATTTGTATTATAAAGACATAAGTGTCTATGTCTTAAAAATGCGAGGAATTAAAGATTGTGATATGAATAAAAAGTTTTTGAAGCAGATAAAAACAAAATTAGCGAATTAGCTTTTGGGGAGTGTACAGGTTGCGCCCTTTTGGCTTGCTCTGGTTTGGCTGGTTCGATTCCAGCCGCAAGCACTAAGCGTATATATTTATATGCTTTTCTTTGCGTACCTTGAAAAATTAATACAATAATGCTATGCTTATATATAAGGCTTTTTAGGTGTACAAGTGTACCCAACCGGGGCGGCGTGCGTTCTGTTGAATTCTCCAGAACTGGCGACAGCTTCCACGACTTGCAAGGGCATATTATACCCATTTTATGCAACGCTGCCAAAGGCGTTTTAAGGCTGTTTTGCTCTGTAGGCTTATAAGTCTACACCGACACAATAAAACCACCGTACAGGTCAAATCACAAAGTCAAAACAAGCACGAATCGCAGCCGGTCAAGTTTATATAATGCACTTTAATCTGTTAAAGTTTTTCATCAATTTTTCAGGGCAAATCCGAACGAAATCGGGAACAAAAATTGAAATTCTGTGTAACCGATTTTTGGATTTCAAAATTGCATATGACGGGGGTATCAAAATTTTTGCATTATA